ATGAAGTACCCTACAGTAAGATTTGTTTTTGACCGGAAACATACGGCAAGCAAAACAACCAAAGGAACCGTTCAGATAGAAATATTGTTCGAACGGAAAAGGAAATGGATCAGTACAGGCGTCAGATTGTATTCCGACCAATGGAATGATAAGACAAAGGTCAAAAATACCGTTCAGTCGGTAGACTTAAACGAGCGCCTTGATGCTCAGATGCAGAACATAAACGAGTTCATCAATAATCTTATAAAAAACAAAGAGACTTTCAGCTTTGATAAACTGGAACATTTCCTTAAGTACTCCCAGCAAAAGGAAAGCTTCATAGACTTCATAAAGCGCCGGGTAAGCGAAAGAACAGATTTAAGAAAGGGAACTTTAAACACTCATGCTTCATTAATCAACTCTCTGGAAGAGTTTGGCAGAATCATTTATTTTTCTGATATAACAACGGCCAACATAATGTACTATGACGACTTTTTGCATAAAAAGTACACAAAGCAAACGACAATACACGGCTATCATAAAAGGCTAAAAAGATACATAAACGAATCGATAAAATACGAGCTTATCAAAGAAAACCCCTATAATAAGCTCAAATTCGACAGGGGAAAAAGCGAAGGAATAAAATACCTCACTATAGAACAAATAAATCAAATACGGAGCTTAGAAATAGCTTCTGAAAGCATTGATAAAGTGAGAGACTTATTCATATTTCAATGTTTTACCGGATTGTCGTATGCAGACCTGTTTAAATTCGATTTCAGCACGGTTATAGAGAGAAAGAAGAAATTCTTTATAAGGGATGCAAGAGTAAAAACCCAAGAGGAGTATTTTCTTATGCTTCTCAAACCCGCAATGGAAATATTGCGAAAATATGATTTCAAACTGCCGGCTATCAGCAATTACCAATATAATTTAAGACTGAAAATCGTTCAAGAACTTGCTAAAATCAAATTAAGCCTTCATTCCCATATGGCAAGGCATAGTTTTGCGGTAATGGCTTTAAATATGGGAGTGTCTATTGAAAATCTCGCTAAAATGTTGGGACACACAGATATAAAAACAACCCAGATATACGCCAAAGTATTGAACAAGTCCGTACAGGAAGAATTTGAAAAGATGGATAGCAAGTTATAACCCAAACAACCCAGTGGGTTAAATTCAACCCAAAACAAGCGAAACAACCCACTGGGTTATAAAATCATTCTTGTTTTTCCATAAACTCTTTTAACCGATACAGCCTGTCAATCGCCGGATTGTAAACGGGTCTGGAAAATGCTGGTTTATATCGTGTATATTCGCTTGTATGTACTTCTGAACATCTAATATATTCTCCGATTCGCTCAACTCTATTTGAGTGGGTAATTGAGCCGTTAAAGCCCAATGAACGATAGCCTTTACACTATCTTCGTCGTATGCGTATTTACTTTCTTGTGCCATAGAGATATATTTTATTTTACCTCTTCCGAATAGACTTCTTCTCCAGTCTCATTACATACAATTGAAACAACACCGCCCTTATAATCGGCAAAGTAAGATTCATCGGTACCGTTATAGGATTCTATATAATCCTTACAATACTCGAACGATTCCTTAAAACCCTTGTTGTTAGAATCGTTGGCGTCGTTGAAATGTACATCGTAAGTTTTCATAATCTTATTTTTTATTGTTTGCAAAATTATTGTTTATTAATCTGCGATTTGTCTTATAAAGCATGTTTTTAAACATGTTATTCAAAACCTTTGAAATATCCCATTATTTTATCCGATAATTCACGCAGCCCACAACATATATACGTTTCGGTCATCGTTACGCTGGAGTGCCCCAACATCCGGCTAATAGAATACAAATCCGCACCTCTTAAATATAAGTTGGTTGCGCAAGACTTCCGGGCGGAATGCGAGGAAATAAACTCCCACTTTTCACCGGTTATATATTCACCCGCCTGATATAGTTTTATCCGCTTATTTATCCCGCACCGGCGGCAAATACTTCTTATCGTATCGTTAAATGTCACATCCGAAACCTTTCGTTCATTGATACTATACTCCCGGTTTTCCTTCAGGATACGCAACACGGCAGGCGCCGCAGGTATTTCGGCCTTTGTTTTCGTTTTCTGGGAAATATATATAAGTCGTCCATCTACTATATTGTCGTCCGTAAAGTTCACATAATCGGAATGCCTGGCGCCGGTAAGGCAACCGAGCAAAAAGCAGTTTTTCACAGCCCGTTCCGTCTCGTTAATCGGGTTATATGCCAACAGTGTTTTTATCTCGTCGTCCGTTAACCATGTACTTTGCGTAGCGTCCTTTTTCAAGGTCAATATAACCTCGAAACCTTTCGGGAAGGAATATACATCATTATACAGGTTAAGAACCGATTTAAGCATAGCGCAATAGGTTTTAGCGCTATTGGTGGCTACTCTTTCATTAAGAGCCTGAACAAAGTTGTATAACCTCGGCTTTGTTATGCTGTCGAATGTACATTCTACTTTATTAACCTCTTCATATACTCGTAAAACTTTCTCGTATTGCGGGTATTTCTTCAAAAACACACTCTTTAAAGTCTCCATATTATTCACCTGATTTATTATCTTTTGTTTTCCCTATCGCAAGAGCAATGCCTATCAAAGCCGACGTAATAACCAGCGCCGGGCTAATATTCCATAAGATAACAATTAGCAAGATTGCCCAAAGTACAAAACCTAAATACATATTATCCCCTCCTTATTTTAGTTATTCAATTCTTTTCCTTCCAATCCAACAAGCTTGCCGCCTTCGCATGTTAAAAACCTAATAACTGGTTTGTGTCCTAACAAATAAGGATCGCCAAACAACGTATATCCTATAAACTTATCGTAATTCAAAGAATTTTTGCCTACCGTGCGAGATACCCCGCTATGAAAAACGGTATCACCTTGTTTTATTTGCGATACATGAACCTCTTCACATGCAAATAACCTTTCATCCAATTCACTAAGCGGCCTCCCGAAAATCTTTTTAATTCCCATACTATTTATAATTTTAGTTTGTTAGTTCCCGGCAGCAAATCAAATTGCCACGGTCAAGCCGTGCTCGGATAATGATTATTTAGGTGTTTTTGCTCTCATTGTTTTACCCTCTCTAATTTGCGAATGTCCCAACGTAACAGTATCATATTTCTACGTCTGTTTATTCCCCCTTTGCTTGCATTGTCGTAATACCCCTGTAACTCCCTTTTAAGCATTGTAATTGTGTCGATATTCATATTATTGCAATTTATCTGATCCATCATTTATAAAATCTCTTAATCTCTCTATATCGGTGCCGCTGATGAACAACACGGCACCGAATAACAGCAACATAACGCCGAACATTATACGACACTTTTTAAACGTCCGTTACCATCCGTAGCCCCGTTAAGTATTTCCACCTCTTTTTCGGCTTCTTCTTTTGTTCGGAAGAATCCTACCGGGCAATTATCCAAAGTGTCTATAACATGATAATAACCGCCTTTTGGGTTGTTTCTCGTTATGTATCGTTTGTCATTTGCTTTCTTTTCGTAGAGCTCCACATTTTCAAGGATCGGCTTGTAAAAACTTGAAGCGCTCAACGTTCCCGCCTCTATGTTGTTATTCGTTTCAATTATACCGGGTAAATCTTTATTTAAACTACTTTCCAGGCTTGCACCGTCGTAGGTTACAATGTATTTGCGCTCCTCTGCTGTGTACACGTTGAAAACATCGCCCGGCTGTATATCCGCACGTACTTTCGCGCTGGTTATAACTCCCGCGCCTTCAATGTCGTAATAGCATACGCCGTTAAGGTTGTCCGTTTCAGTGAAGCTGATATTTTCAAGTGGGTACGTTTCGTTTTCCCGATGTTCCGTTTTATCCTGCAACCTTCTAATATCTATCGCCTTTCTTAGTTCATATTGCACACCATCCACGAAAACCACAAACCCTAATTGCTCTTTATATTCAACACTCCCTCTATAAACCTCTGAATCTTGAAAGCTGTTAGTTTTGAATGCTATTAAATCGCCTTCCTTTATTGCAACTTCTTTTTGCCCGACTTCGACAATACCCGAAATTTCAGTAGGTTTTATCAATTCTTTCACCTTGCCCGCCTTCTTCTTGCTGAATATCCATCCGGCGCGCTTTTCACCGTTGTAATTTAAAGACGGGTTAAAGCGTCCGCCCAATTCCTTTAACTGCTCTTTTATCGCTTTCGTATCGCCGAACACCGCAATAGCTTTTTCGGAATAATCCACCATTTCCAGACCTTCAACCGCCACGGATTCAACTTCTTTAGCTTCCTCAACCTTTTCAGCCTTAACGCTGCTTTTCTTTACTTTCGGTTCTACAATCTGGTATTCATTGCTTACTTTTATACTCAAATAAAAATTAGTATCGTAATAATCTTGCATACCGTCGCTATCATCGTAACGGAAAGAACTTGCATACGTTGCAACAGCGTCCAGCACTTTAAACATTTCCGGCGTTAAATCCTTTTCCCAGCCCTTTACGGTGTTCATCGTAGACATATAGCCACGTTCCGCACTTCTTGAACCTTCAATAAAAGGAATACAAGTGCCTGCCTTTAACTCGATATACATAGAATCCGTGTACATGCTCCATTCTGTACGGATGGAAAATTTAAAACCCGGGAAATTCTTCTTAGCAAAAGCCCTGACCTTTGCGGCGATTTCCTTTGTAGATAACTTGCTATCATAGTTTGAGCCAGCCCAACCGTTTGCGGTGTAGAAATTCATTGCTTTCATAATGATAAGTTTTTATGTTATTAATTTGTGCGTATCCCGGAACTCGCACCGGGTGCAACGCTTGTACGTTTCACGCTTTGATAAATTCAGAAAATAATGGTAATTTATCTAATAACATTGCAGCAGAATGCCCGCCGTAATATCCCTTTTTGTATCCTCCGAAATCTTTTGCAAAATGAAGTTCTATATTAAACTCTTTTCCGTTTTCGTATCTGTAAACTGAAAATTCATATTTCCCTTCATTCGCTTGCTTTTTCAACCACTTCAAATTGTTCATCGCTTGTTTCCATTCGCTTTCCTTTCGTTCAAGTTCCCATTCAGTTTCCAGATCGAAGTAGATAGACTTATTTAACAGCTTCTTTACGCATGACAAACCAACATTGTACGTTTCCCCATCGCTTTTCCCTTTTATAGTTGCAATGTTAAATATTGTACGCCCGCAATCATCGCAGGTTAACGGAGTTCCGTTTTCAACTGTTTGCATACACACGTTGATTAATTCGTATTCCTGTGTAGGTAAATTTCCCTTTTTCATAACTGTTATATTTAAATTGTTAATAATTCAAACTACAGCGGAGTTTCAAAGAGGATAATTTGGAAGTGATAACCAGGATGAGTACTTTTGCCCTCGTTGGAGTGGGATGTACTTTTACTGGTTATTCCCTTCTTTCGGAGTTGTGAGTATTGCCGTACTTACAGCTCCTTTTTTATCTCATAATATAAACAACGCTTGTAAGAACCAGACCTTATATCTATCCCTTCCTTACATTACAAAGATACAAATTATATCGTAAACAGCAAAGAATATTGCAAAATATTTTCATAAAATACACATGTTTTAAAACACAAATAATATATAATTAAACATCTTATTATCAACTAATTATAACACATAAACACAGCACTAACAAATGTAAATATATAATATCAACAAGTATAAACATAGACATTTAAAGCCAATAGATTTTATCTATATTATAAATACAACATATAGACAATACATATAAACACAAGGCGTTAACGGAGTACGATGATTAATAGATATTATCTATATCATATATTTATAATATTGACTTTATTTATAATGATTAGTGGGTGTCTTCGGCTACGTTGTGTTATTTCCCAATTCTCGCCAATGATGGGATAGTAGGGGAAATGTAAGCAAATCAAAACTTTATATTATATAGATAATATAAACCGTAACACACTACTACACAGTAATTAGCACCCATACACCCAGCCAAACAGTCCCCACCCCACCCCTATATTATGTAAAGTATTCTGGTGTAGTCACCTCACCTAAAAATTTTTTATTCCCCCTATTTTTCATCAACTTGTAACGATATTTTACAACAAGAAACCCGTTGTATCTCCGCATTTTCTGACAAAACAGATATTTATAGCTTATTTTCTAACTTTTACCCACATTTATTAGAAAATTCACTTGTTTTGTTATCAAATAGTTGTATATTTGCATAAGGAAGATAAAGAACATGATTATATGTATTTAGCCTTAATAATTAAAAGAAAAAGGCTATTTTTATAAAATGCGCCTATAGCAGATATAGCTATGTTCTTTTTGACACAAAATTAGCGACATATAATGAACAGAAGGGAATTAAAGGATTATGTGCTTGGATTGCTGTCACAGCATTGTGATAAATACGCTCCTACATTTAGGGACATATCTTTGGTTACGAGTAATCCGGAACGTATAGACAGATACGGTAGACGTCTTGAAGAATTATTCCGGGAAGGGTATGGCGTGGTGACGAGAGACACTGCCGATTATCGCGTTCCGTTGTATGTGTTTACTGGAAAGATATACGAGTATATGGACTACAACGTGCTTTATGACGCTGTAGACAGGTGGCTTGAGAAAATGGGTGTTGCAGCCCGTGACCGCACCAATAAAAACATGTATGCTTACATGAACCGGATAATAAATGTTATCAGAGACCATGAGCTGCAACCCGACCTTAGTATTATGTGCTTCACTAATTGCGTGGTTGACATGAATACCTTAAAGACTTATCCCCATTCTCCTAAGTTCGACTGCGTAAAGATGTATCCTTTCAAATATGACAGAAAGGAAATATTCAACTGTCCTACATGGAGAAGCTTTCTTGGAGAGAGCTGGATACCTACGGAAGAGCTGGATGGCGTATTGCCGGAGAAGCACAAACGAAGAATATTGCAGATGTTCCTCGGCGCGTGTCTTGTTAACAGGAAGAATATCAGTTTCGAGTATTTCCTTATATTGCAGGGTACGGGAGCGAATGGGAAAAGCGTTATTTACAGGGTTCTGAAGGATATGTTCGGGGAAGATGAAATACTCAACATCAAGATGAGCCAGTTTGCAAGAGGCGGGGACGAGCAACTGCGTGCCGCTTATTCCATGTCAAAGAAAAGACTTATGTATTGCACGGAAAGCAACCGCGGGGATTTTAAGGATATGAGTATAATCAAGGCTATATCCAGTGGAGAACCGATTGCCTGTCGGGGAATAGGCGGAAACATCACAATGATGCAGAGACCGCCTATCATGCTGTGTAACTCCAACTACCGTTGGCAGCCTAAAGACTTTCTTAATCGGGACGACCCTGATGATGAAAGTATGCAACGCCGTGCTCTCGTACTGAACTTTGACAAGACAATACCCGTGGAAAAGAGAGATACTATGCTTGCGGAAAGGATGAAGCCTGAATATGCCGGTATAATGGCATGGATAGTAAAGGGGCTTTGTGAGTTAAAAAAGAATAACTGGCGAATGCCTGAGAACCTGGGTGGGAAGATTGATTTGAAACTGGAAAGAATACGGTCTACTGTTACCGGGAAAGATGGAAAACTTGTAGACGGAAGTATATCGGAATATCTCAAATATAAAGAGTGCCAGCCGGAAGAATTTGAAGGAAGTAGTCCCATAGAACTGACATCTTCGGAGATATACAAGAATTACGAACGGTTCTGCAAAAAGAACGGTGCAGTTCCGGTTTCTCAAAGAAAGTTGGGGCTTGACATGCTGTCCCTCGGATATGCGCGCGAGAAACGTGCAGATAAAGGGTACAGCAACGCTTATACGTTATGGTGCGGAAATGAAGATATTGGCAACAATTTTATGAGGCATGTCCCCAATATTGCGGAAGAAGCAAAGACAGGGCTGTTTGAAGGCTGGGAATATTCGGACGATGATTTCTTGAATGAAGATTAAAAGATTTACTTAATTAAATATTATAAACTATGGATTTCGGAAAGACGCAAATCGGAAACATGACCTTTGTCAAGTACAAGAAAGGTGATTTGCCTTTTATTAAGGTATCAACAGTAAGCGGAGATTTCTCCGTTGAATATGGGGCGGGAAGCATGATGTTTATGCTGCTGGATAATACTCCTATAGAAGATAAGGTCGACAATCTGCCAATGCTTATAGTGCGCAACGTCCAGTATGTGGCTAACTGCATTGATGTAGAGCTGCAAGTGGATGTATTAAAGGCAATCGGGAGCGCCCTTGACCGTGCGGATGCTAAACCTATATCTGACGAAGAAGACGCCAAAATTATTGAAGAGGAAAGGCAGATGTATGAAATGAAAAAAGAGTTGGAGAGGTAACCATGAAAGCAAAATATTTCAGAAAGATAAGAAGCCAAGTAAAGTGGTACAAGGTATCGTACAGAGACCATTTATTATTTGATTTCAGAGACGAGAAAGAAGTATTGGCTAAATCGCCTGAAAACGCTTGTGTAAGGTATCACAGGCGTACAGGTGCATTCACAAACGGCTATATTAGACAATACCCAGAGAACCTTTCTCGATTTAAGGTGTGTATAGGTCAGAAAGTAATGTATTTCGATTAAAAGTTAGTAACCATGTTGGAGAAGAAATACCAAATACACGAGTTTAATCCGACAATATACCCATTCAGATTGTGGGTAGGAATTAACCCATCATTGGGAGATATGCAGAATAAATTCTATGCCTTGACTGATAAAATGGAGCGTACTGATTTTACATCAGAAGTATTAGGGAATAACACGTTTACTATTGCGACTTGTTATCCTGTCAGCGATAAAAAAGCGGTTGGATTGGTATATTTTGCGGAATATTCAGAAAAGACAGATTATCCGTTGGGGTTGCCGCCCACGAAGCAAGCCATATCACAGACTTTATATCCGATTCATTTGAATTGGGCGGGTTTAATTTCAGTAATGGAGAGGCAAGGGCGTATCTTGTTCAATGGGCTGCTGATTGCATTTGGCAAGTGAAAAGTGGGAAGTTTAAGGATTAGAAGGATACACAACTGCCGGGATTTATTTCCCGGCTTTCTTTTTAGCAGCAAGATACAAGGAGCAATTATTACATGAAAGCGGCAGGTAGAAATGGACTGTATTATCTTCTTCCTTTATTTCATCCTTTTTGATTTGCGTAATATCGGCTATCATTTTTGTAAGGTCTATCCACTCCTTGCATCCCTCTTTCCCGTCATACTTTTTACGGGCGGCGATAAGTTTACGAAGCTGGTTTTCCTTTGATAGTTCGGAAGCAATATCCTCATCGCTAACTTTATCAACCGGAAAATCCGCTTCTTTCTCAACGGCCTTTTGCATTCGTTGAATCTTCCGGCTTATAGAAGTTAAATAAGTCATGAACCGTTCTTCTTCCATTAATAGTTTATTCATCTCTTTTTCGTTTACTTTAGATGAATATACAGGATTATAAAGACCTGAAATAAGATAAGCATCTTTATCCTTCCATCCCATAGCAATAAGGTCAGCAAAAGCCTTTTCCTTAAAGCTTATTCTGGAGCGCTTGCATTCTCCACTAAGTCCTCGGCTGAATGAAATCTGTTCCTCTTTTCCTCTCAACATATTACTATAATTTTTAGTTATACAAACACAAAATAACAACAGCATCTTATATGCCATTGATTCTGATATTCAGAAATAGGATGATACCCGACCATGCTATCACAATAGGAACATGGGTAGCTGCTCCCACGATATGAGTAGAAACCTGTATATCCTTTATTTTTATGCTCAATCCCCAAAAACCACATCCATGCAGAGCCTATGACAAATCGGGTAAGGGTATTTAACGAGTTGTAAGCAGAATTAGACTTTCCTACCCCATAACTTATGCCATCTGTTTTAATACGTGTGGCAGAAGCTCCGCCATTATCGACCGCACTCTTAAAATAAGGGCTCGCATAGGGTGCATTAAGGTAAGACCTTACACTATCCTTTATTTTATCTTTTCCAATTCCGGCTATCAGACCGGCTGCAATGGCAGCTTCCACCTCGTACTGAAATCGGTTACAATAAATGTTGATGCGCTCTGATAATGTTTTTCCGTGGTCTTTCCGGTTTATAAAATCTACAATCTCGTTTCTTTCCTCTTCCCTATCATATACAGAAAGGGTTTCCGTGTAATCGTAAATCAATTCACGCAACTTACGGAGTACTTCATTAACGTCCTGCCTTAAGTTTTCATTTGCGGAAAAACGAAACATTGAGGGTTGAATATCGTACTTGAATGATATATCTATAATCTCTCTTGCCGCTTGCACAAGAAGTTCCTCTAAATGGGTTTGCATAGATATTTCAGCCTGCAAACGTAATTTTATAAAATCTTTTGCGTCCTGTATCTGTTTTTGTGTAGGTTGCTTCATTGTTTATCGTCTCCTGCCGGATTATGTTCAACTTCATTATCTGTAGCGGATGTCTGCCGGGATTTCAATTCGTAAAGAAGGTCAGCCTGCTGCTCTTCCTTCTTTTCTTTTATAATCCTATCCCAGTCACGAGGATTACTGTACATCTGAATTTGCTCATTTGCAGTCTGCCGGGATAAAAAGCCGTTTTGAACACAAGTTGCAAGGTTTTGCACAAGTTCGGATTCGTTCAGATGAATATAAGGCTTTATCCAAGCATAAACGCTCAAATTTTGAAGGTCAATAAGGTTTTCGGTTTCTACTCCATAGCCATAAGTGAATATCTTCACCATATCATCAATGAGATGGTTGTATTCCTGCGCATCTTTCATGGCGTTTTCAAAAGCTGGAGAATAAAGAAGTTTTATGGCTACGCCTGGAAGGTCGCCGCTTCTTACTTCCGGTGGAATAACCGCAAAAGACTGTTCATAAATTAATTTATAGAGAGTGTCAAGCTGTTTTGTAAATGCAGTGGAAACATCTTGCTTGTTAAGATACCCGGCTTCATCATCCGGCCCCATTGATATACACTTTATAGTGCCATCAATCCCGCCCTCTATATTAATACTATCTCCCTCTCCTTTGAAATACATAATCGGGAAGGCGTAAGCTGTATTGTTTTGTGACAATTGCGAAAAAGCAAGTTCATATTGCTCTATGCTGTCTTGTGAAGGGGACCAACAAGCGCCGGCTTCATTTCTGTGATAAGCCACTGGAATAAATGTAAAGCCATGCTCCTGAGAAGATACAAGCTCGTATCCGCTTAATCCAAACAAGTTCTTTATCACTTGCTTTATTTTGCTATACGCACCTTTCCCTTTTCTAAAACGGCGAAGATATTTCTCATCCCAAACTTCAAGCCAGTCTGTAACTGTATTTCCATCATTGTCAAAATCGGAATAGGAACGGGCGAATAATGTAAGTTCTCCTGTGACATTATCGAAATGAGGATATAACATATCTCCTTTCTCAAAAGAAAGGACTTTCCAATAGAAATTTCCTTTTCGGAGATAACCTACAAATGCTGCGTCTCCCGTTATCTTTACGGATTTTGCTGCTTCATACCATGCTATCTCCATGTCCTTTACAGCCCATCCAGTCCGAAACTTAAAAAATGTATCCTTTACTTCTTCATTTTCGGTATCCCCTTCCATCTCAAATTGAATATCGTTTCCACAAAGATGCACCAAGTGTTTGATTGTTATAATCCTCTGAAACGCAAAAGCACATCTGATAACGGATTCTCTAAACCATTCCTTTGTTTCAGGGTCTTGTCTTAATCTGTCCGGATATACCAATGGGTCATTTATAGCATGCCCAGACGGCTCAAATTCCCTTAAAAAATCCATTTGAGTTATTATCTGATATGTCGGATTGTCTAAAGGTTCATTGACAGACAAGCTGCCAGATATAACCCCCGCCGCTTGTTTGTATCCGTTTGGCAATATTCTCCGAAACGGGCGGCGTACCATAATCTGTCGTGTACTTATATTCTCCATAATCCTTTGGGTTTAGTGTGTTGTTTTCTTATATCAAAAATCTGTCTGTAAATCATTGCTTCTATAAAGTCGGGAGAATGCCCAACATATTTTTTCATGGTATCTTTCTTTATCAAGGCAAATCCTTTGTCTGTTTCCGCATCTTTAATAGCCTTACGTTCCTTCATAAGAATATCATAAAGTGTCATTTCCGGATAACCGTTGCCGGAAAACTTTCGAGACAGCAAATCATGATTGATAGAAATTTCACCACCTTTTATTTTCTTAACAAGAATATCTGCACATTGCGATTTCAAAGATGAATAGATATATTTTATTGATTTTTCATCTGCCTTCGTCGTTGGAATAGGAGCCGCCATGTTATTGAACTTTACGGCATCGGGGAATTTCCCTTTAAAATCCTGTCCGGGGCCGTTCAAGTCAAAAACAAAATCCTTCTCCATAACTCCCCATTCCCTTAGCTTGTAAGCAACGCATTCTTCCGTGCGTTTAGAGTTGTCCCGGCTAACATATACATCCTCTATATGATTGCCAATCCAAAACCACAAAACAAGATTATCTCCGCCCTCATATGCAATATCACATGAAACTCTACGTTTGCCATCTCCATATTGAGAAGAATTATTAAAGAATCGTTCCATGTGCTCCATCTTAAGAATATCATCACCGGCAGCCTTAAAGTTCCAATTACCTTCAAGGTCACGAGCACGCGATTCTTCATCCTGTTGGGCGAGATTAGCAAGATAGTTCGGATCGGAAGATATGAGAGCGATATTTTCTTCCAACTTTCCCTTGATAAAAGTTACAGTTTTTACAAAAGCCGATTTGTCGTATCCTTTTGCAACCAATCCGGGAGTTAGTAACGGGTCTATAATGTGCTTGCATTGTACATAAACTTCTTCTACGGAATCCCCCCAATAAATATCTTCAGGACGGTCTCCATCCATAAAACAATAGCGCACAATTCCATCTCTTTCCGGTATCGGGTTGCCGTTGCCGTCTATCCACCAATCTATAAACTTACGTACCCAACTATCCGGGTCTGGGTTACACGTTCCATAAAAACGGTTTCTTATGCCGTAAGCATTACGGTTGTTCGTTATAAGATATTTGAATTTATTATAATCGGAATGAGTTATCTCATCTATACCTATGAATGAAAACTCTTTCCCTTGAAAGCGCTTTACAAAATCTTCAAATGAATCCGCATAATAAGAAAACTTTAGAAATCCACCAGTGTAAAAATTCCAAGTCATATCCGAAATAGAACGGTTGTATTTGCCAAATTGGGAAAATAATTCATAGGACTTATTAACCATATTACTCAAGTCCTCTTTTTCGTTTCTCAAAATGACTGCTGCAAAATTGGGGTTTTGTATATCCTTAAGCACTTCCATGAGTAGAGCCCAACTTTTTCCGCCGCCTCGATTTCCACCAAATATAGTAATATCCGCCGGGGATGAAAGGAATTTCTCCTGGCATCCTTTTTGGGCGATTATATTCAGTGGATTTCCATACTCTCTTAATTTTTCCACCTGTGCGTAAGTAAGCACACCATTCCCACCCTTAGTATATACAATATTGTCGTGTTCCATAAAAAAGAATAAGCCGGCGTATGCAGTATAAATCCGCACACTCCGGCTTGAATCACAGCTCTATGAGTTATATATAATGCAAATATACGATTTATTATAAATTTTCTAATATTTTCCATTAAAAAATAAATATAAAGCATTGTATTTTAGAAAATATACTATATATTTGCAATACTAAATCATGTGATATGATGAAGATAGACACCAAGCTGGATGAAAAACAGACCAGTGAAAAAGGAAATTTTGTGATATGTCCCATATGCGGACAAAAACTTACAGATGTAAAAATAATACGTGGAAGCGTTTTATTTAGAACTGTATGCCGAAGGTGTCGTAATTTTATTAGTGTAAAAATAGAAGGATAGTAATTTTGCATATACAAGCCTAAGAGCTTATTGGCGCACAAAGCGTTGATAGGCTCTTTTTTTTATAACATAAACTAAAACACGATGGAGAAAGAACAAATCTTATCCGAACTGACGACCAGATTAGGACAAACCAGTCTTTCGTCACAGACATTAATGAAGTACATAGAGTTAAATCCATTGGAAGAAGGAACGGAGCCTGACAACACTTATTATAGCAAGGCCACATCTTTCTTGCAAGGACTACAAGGACAGTACAATCATGATGTCGCAACACAAGTTGAGAGTTTTAAGAAAAACTACAAACCTCAGCAGCCTTCCGATGAAGGCAAAACTACTAAAGAGGGAGACCTTACCGCTCAATTAGAAGAGATGCGCAAGGAGCTTTTGCAATTGAAAGAAGATAGAGAAGCGGAGAAAAACGCCGCATCTATCCAAGCTTTAAAAGAAGCGTCAAAGAATCAATTGAAATCTCAAATTGAAAACGGCGGGAAAAACATCTGTAACGATGAAATCCTAAGCATTGCCATTTCAGACGTGAATTTCACAGAAGGCATGAAGGTGGAGGACATTGTAAATGCAGCCAAGCAAAATTATGAAAAAAGATACAAGGCTATCTTCGGAGATGGAGCATCTCCGGCATTAAATAATTTTGCCCAACTCAATGAGGAACAGACCAACAGCCGCCGTGAAGCATTCAAAGAACGCATGAGAGCGCAAGGAAAGCTCCCTGGTAAAAAATAACAAACACATTTTTAAAACTGACAAAAAATGAGACAATTAGGAACTTTCAACACCATCAGCCAATACCAAGCGGGGATTGGCGGTAATTTCCCAGTATGGTCGAGAGTAAGGGAGTTGTATCAGGGTGGTGGTACGATTGACCATACCAAATATCCGGCCGGCACTGTAATCGGAGCAGGCACTCCTGTGCAATTTATGGGCGCCGGGCAGCAAGTGGTAGTGGTTGCAGGCCCTGCATACGAGGCCACAAAAACCTATGCGGTAGGCGATATTGTGGAACAAGCGGGTAAGATTTACAAAAATAAAACGGCAATCGAAACCCCGGAAGCATTTACCGCAAGTAAGTGGACGGACATAACCGGAACGGTCAACGGTTTAACCTTTGAAGATGTATGTATTCCTGAAGGATGCACTTTGGCTACTTGTGCCGTGGTGAGAAACGGAAGAATTTATGCAGACAGAGTGGTCGGGGCAACTATACTTCCGGCTATGGAAGCCAATCTTCCTATGATTGAGTTTGTGCGTGAATCCAATGAATAAGAAAGGAGTGTAATATGTATACAAGAAATAAAGAATTTTATGATATTGTAGGAAGGGGACTTGCCGCATTGGGATATACCGGGAATAAACCCTTAGAATCTTGGATTAACGACATGTTCGCAGAGAAATACAATGCAGAACAAACATTCTCGCAAATGGGATTCCCACTGAATCCCAACATCCCTCTGAATCCTACATATGAACAGATTGAAGCGACAATACGCCCATACACATTGGCTACCTATGTAGACATTGACAGTGATGGTGCTACCAAATCAACCGACGGGCTGTCTTTGAATATGGGCGGTTTGCCAACCTTCAAGCATGAAATTACGTTGAGCAGAAAGATTTTAAGGGAGAAAATGATGTTGATGGACGCCATCGGCAGTTCCACTCCCGAAATAGAATCCACTATCATGGAACTACTGTTCAATGGAGTGGATAATCTTCTCGGTGGTAACTATAATACATTTCTCTATCAAAGAAATCAAGTAGTATCCAAGAAGGGGCAACTCGTAATCAATGCCGCCAACAATCCTCTTGGAATAGCCCTGACCATAGATTTTGGTGTCCCTAAGAAAAACATTAAGGATTCTGTATGGTACAAGAAATCAGATGATACGGTTTCGCAAGATGCCGCTGTCGGAACCACAATAGACCCAATCAGGGTTATGCGCCAAGTAAGACGGGATTCAGAAGAAAAAGATTTTGCTCCCGCCGGACACTGGGAATGTTCAAAAACAACATTTGAAGACTTGATAAGTTTGCCGTATTTCCGTCAGATGTACACCGTTGCAACCCGTCCGGATATTTCCGATAAGAACATGCAACTTTCCTTTGCCAACCTTGTGCCTGACGACACAATCAAAGCATTCATTGAAGCGCGTATCGGTGCGGAAATCAGAGTTATTGATTCTATCTCCGTTGTGGAAAGTTTCAACAAGACTTCCAAAGAAATGGAATACAAAAACTTGCAAAGCTTTGAAGAAGGTGTTCTTGTCTACGTTCCCAATGAATCACTGGGAGATGTACAATGCGGCCGTCCTGTCTTTATGGAAACTCCGGGAGCACGCACAGCCTTATATGATGGCGGTCGTACTCTGATAAGACAGGTATTCAACGACGAAACCATGACACAGGTAATTAAATCGGAAGTAACCGGTTTGGTTGTCCCGAACAAGGTACGCTGGTTCTATTATCTGAACGTTAAAGGCAAATAACCATGAATGGTTCTCAAAATACACATCAATTCTCCATAGATGAGGAATTGGCTGATATAGGAAAACCAATAGATGTCGGTGATATATCAGTCAATTTCCCCGCTACGGAGAATGATACTGCCATAGAACAGTATTTGCGTGGTTGTGTCGGCTTCGAGGTTACAGACAATGCCATCAATACAATATTGATTGACAGGGAGATTGCGCCAGGAACAGATGTTGCGACATTAGAAAAGCGTCAAAAAGACCTGTGTCGGGCAGACCTTTACATGTGGTGTGCAAGTACTCCCAGCGTAACAGGAAGCGTAGAGGATGCCAATGGCGTATGGAAGCACAAAGAAGGCGGTACACAAAGCTCCGCTTATGACAAGCGCAACCTTCGGCAGATGGCTAATGACATATACGCATTGTATGGAGAGAATGTCCGGAAGTCATCTATCAGGATTATCAATTTAGGCATGAACATGAACAAGAGATACCCGCTATGAAAATAAACAATCCACGTTTTCCGCATACATGCAAGGTATATCGTATTTCCGGAGAAACATCTTTTGATGAGGGAAGCGAAACTGTGCTGTATGAAGGAGAATGTAACAAGTACGGAAGTTCCAGCTTAAGGACATTCACAAAAAGCAATGTGATAAAAAGTGATTATGCGATAGACATTCCCGGTCTTGTGAAAGGTATTCTTGCGGGAGACCTTGTGGACGTTACCGATTACGGTAGCTCTTTTGAAGCATGTACTGTTACGGATTGTTATGCAACTGAAATGGGGACTACATTGTATTTCAATATGGCTAAAAATTAGGGTTATGGATGATAATGTTAAGGTCTTGGAAGAGGCAAAGAAAAAGATAAACTCTGTTATTGACACCTACCTATTAGATAGGATAACAGAAATCGGAATAAAGCTTCTTAGGGATGGAGTAATATCAGCCCAGTACCATAATGTAACCGGAAACACTTTAACTTCATTGGCTGTTGGAATCTACTATAAAGGTGGTTTATCTCGTATAATTACTGCTGTAGTAACACAAGGACTGAAAAATCCCACTCGTCCCAAACTTAGCAGAGGTGATGGTGTTGGCGTGATAATGGTTCAAAGTTATGAAAGCGGGAAATTCATCCCCATTAAAAAGTACAATTTAATTGATACTGATGGGAAATATGGGTTAACCACCTCTGTTGATTTTCTCAAAGCATACAAAGCTCCGAGCGATGGCGTAGGATTAGTAATGTGTACTGGTACAGAATATTCCAACTATCTGGAATCAAAAAAGGGATTAAATGTATTATCGGACACATTTGATTATGCGGAAAGTATCGCTAAAATGACCTTTAAGCCGATGAAGTGATATGGGATACGAACAGGATTTTAAATACAAGGATGCGTTGAAATCACTATTTGATGCGACGAATACAGTTAGCGATAGCGTTTTTACCAACGACCGCCCCGCAGCCGTAGCCAAGCAAATGAATGATTTCATCGTAGTATCATTACCCGGATTATTATCTGCAACGACCTATGGTAGCGGGTTTGGCAATATTCGTACATACTGTACCATTGAAATATATGTAAGACAGAAAAAAGGCGGAGCGGAAGACCTGGGAAAAATGGATAGTCTTGTAGGGAAAGTTCTTTCCCTGTTCCCAATAAGCGACAAAGCTATTACAGCTTCCAATCCTAAATTGACCTTGAAAGGTAGTGACGGATTAGGTTTCAGCGCAACATTGATAAGGGCTGACCTTGTGATAAAATAAATATAAAATAAATATAAAATAAAAACGATTAAAACTATTGATTATGGCAATGAAAACAAAACAAGAGTTGAAAGACGTATTCAGCGGACTTTCATCCATTATGCTGGTAAAAGGGGGCATTACAGACTTTGCATCTGTAGAACCGGATTTTGATTTGCCCGTTACTGTAGACACGCTTACCTTATCCCAAGCAGAACCGACGTTAAACCGTACAAAAGTACACGGTTTGCAGGCAGACTGGGCGGTGACAAGTACTGCGGGTGATATTACATTTGCTGCCACTGTTCCGAGTATGAGCAAGGAACTGGTAGAGTATTTCCTCGGAGAAGCCAATGATATTTCAAATGCCACGGTGAACGGAGTTGCTTATTCCGGTTTTTCCGCTACACTTAGCAATAAAAAGCTGAATGTCGGTTTTGCCTTACTGAGTGATGATGCCGAAAAATGTCTGCTTGTTAAGAAAATGGCTATTTACGCGCGTCCCTTGTTTGAAAATGCTTCCACTACCCCATTCGGTTTTGCATTGAGCGGAACCATTGAAATTGAGGATGGGGCGGTATCAGACGCATCTTCGGACGACAATATCGCTTTCTTGACAAAAAAAGCAGCCTGACCGTAGCTCCTACTTCCCTGTCGTTCTCTAATACGGTAGATAACACAGGGAAGACCATTACCGCTACAACAAAAGAAAGCACCGTTTCCGCTTCATCAACAGAAACTTGGTGCAAAACATCTGTCAGCGGGAAAGTGGTAACGGTCAAGGTTACTGAAAATAGCGGAGCGTCCAAAAGAACGGCTACTGTAAACATATCTACTCCCACAGAATTTGGGCAAGTAGAAGTCACACAGGAAGGTTCTACTATTTAGGCAACATGGCGGTGCGCATTATTGCCGCCGCCTTTTCTTTTTCAACTTCTCATAAAAACGACATGAATGATAAAACAATAAATCAGCCTACCACATCAGAGCAAGAGGCACTTGACGATGTGCTTGAAAACAGCGTGGATTATGTAAAACTGCGTGGAAAAGAAATCGGTATAAAATGGCTACACCGTGGAACAATACGAAAGCTCACCCATGTCTTGCATTCCTGTAAAAGCGAGGATGAAGTCACTGCCAAATGCGCCTCTCTCATTATTCTGAATAATTGGTGGAAGATAAGGCTTTTCCATTGGATATATTGGCGTATGCTGTGGAAAAAGTACACAGACACAGAACTAACCGATGTCGTTGTCATTGGTAAAAAAAAGTGGAATTGCAGAAACTGGAATACTTGAATGCTACCATGTTCTTGACCGGAATGAGAGACACGATAATGACGATGACGAGAAAGGAAGCAGAACGTATCCTTCAAGAACTTCGGCAGGAGCAGCATTCGCAAACGGAGAAAAACACCCGGAACTGATACGTCCGTTAATTCTTCTTTGGGGAATGATTAATATCCCTAATTGGTATATGGATTGGGTATTGACATGCGCCCAATATGAACTTCTGATGTGTGACGCCCCAATTGTGGTATATGACAAAGTAGACGCAGAGCAGAAAACGCATACAGCCAAAGAAATGGAAGAATTAAAAAGGAAGTGGGAAGCAAAGAGAAAAGAGCGGGAAATGAAAGGACAAAGAGTTTCCCTCAATGATTTTATGGTAAACGGCGTTAACGCTATCAAAAAAGACACAAAACAATAATTGACATGGCAGACCTCGGAAATTTGAATTTTGGCGTTCATTTGAAAAATTATACAGAACAAGAGTATGAAGCTATCAAGAAAAAACTTGTGAACATGCACATTGCGACCAGCGCAAGGGTTGGACTAAAGGTAGATGTAAAGGAAATTGAAGACAAGGTAGAAGCCTTGTTGAAAAACAAGACCTACAAAGTTAAACTTGAACTGGATAGCGAAAGCATTAAAAAGTTTAGAGAAACTTTTAAAGAGCAAGGAATCAATACAAGTGAACTAAGAGCCATGAGGGGCGTATCCCAATTGATACGAGCAGACGCTTACGCCAGCTCTCAAAAAGCCCTTGAACAGCTTAGAATTGCCCGAATGCAGGCTGCAAAGGCTTCCGATACACACAATGCAGCAATGAAGAGGACGAACAGTACCATGTCTTCTCAATCACGGATAGCTGGGGAATTGAAAAACCAAATCGCCAATGTGTATTCCATTTATAGCATAGAGCGTTTTGTCAGGGGATTATATACTATTGGCGGAGAGTTCCAGAAGCAGCGCATTGCACTTACTTCCATTATCGGAGATAGTATGAAGGCTGAAACCATATTCAACCGTATCAAGGATTTGGCGGTAGTTTCTCCGTTTCAGTTCAAGGAATTGGCGTCATATACCAAACAGCTTTCTGCATATAGTATTCCGTATGAAGAACTTTATGATACAACCAAGAGACTTGCCGATATTTCCGCAGGTGTTGGTGTCGATATGGGGCGTATCATATTGGCGTACGGACAGGTGCGTAGTGCGGCATTTCTCCGTGGGCAGGAATTGAGGCAGTTTACAGAAGCGGGTATTCCTTTGGTGGATGAATTGGCGAAACGGTTCACCATTCTCGAAAATAAAGTAGTCAGTGCCGGCGACGTATTCGACAAAATCAGCCAGAAAGAAGTTAGTTTCGGAATGGTAAAAGATGTTCTTTGGGAGCTGACCGATGAAGGTGGAAAATTCTATAATATGCAGGAAGCTCTTGCGGAAAGTCTTGCGGGCAAATGGAGTAACTTACAGGATGCATGGGATGTGATGATGGCTGACATTGCGGAAGGCAATAGTGGCGTGCTTTCAGATAGTTTGGATTTGCTTACAAAGTTAATGGAACATTGGGAAGCTGTTGCAGCTATACTTGGTACGCTTGTAGGGGCTTATGGAACTTACAAGACGACTGTAATAGCCGTGAATGCCATTGAGAAAGCAAGCCTAAAAATAGAGGCTATTCAAACCATTGTAAACAGGGCAAGAGCTATAAAAGGGCTTACAGCAGCAACAAAAGCGCAAACCGTAGCCCAATGGGCTTTAAATGCAGCGATGAAGGCCAATCCTTGGGTAATAGCAATTACCGCCATTGGTGGATTAGTGGGGCTTTATTTAACCTTAAGAGAAAAGAATAAAAGTGCCGCAGAAACAATACGCGAATTCAATGTTGAAGTTCAAGAGCAAAATGAAAAAATAGCGGAAGCAAAAAACAAGGCTAATAGTTATATATCCACAATGTTTGATATATCCAAAGCCGTGGATGCAAGACGAATGGCTTACGAAAGGCTTCAAGAAATATACCCTTCTATTTTTAAAAGCATGTCTTATGAGCAGGCTCTCCTTAAAGGACAAATAGAATTATTAAATATGTCCAATAGAGCAGCAAGGACTACTGTACGAGAAACTGCAAGAATAAATTTGGAGAGGGCATATCAAGGGCTTTTTGAAGCAGAAAGAGGTGTTAAATATGCCGAACTCTTTTCAGTAGCAAGTGACGGACGTATCATGGACACCAAAATGCTGAAAGAAGCAAAAGACCAATTAGGAATTGCCCGCTCCATTGTCAAAGAAGCAAAAGAAGATTTTCTAACCATTCTATCTGCCACTGATGATATAGATAAAAATACTAAATCCGCATGGTTTACTACAGCCAAAGAAATTGCAGGTGACATGAATAGCCTTATTCCAAGAGATGATGAAGCTTATGAGAAATACGCCAAACGCATAAGAGAAGAAAGAGAAGATGCTGATAAGATACTAAAAGGCTTTAAGAAAGGGAATCCTTATTCCGAAGATACTATTCGCAATGCTCAAAAGGTATTCGATGTATCAAAAAAAATCATGGACACTCTTGGCATATTAGAAAAACCAACAAAAAGTACAAAAGACCCTATCGCTGAACAATGGAAAGACCGTTCCGACCTTATAGACAAAGCTATCTCCAGTTATGAGAAATGGAGAAAGATAGAAGGAGACGAAGCGGCTACCCAAAGAGTAAAAGGCATATCCGAGTTTTCATCTGTTTTTGATGAGAAGGGTGTTAATTTAGATTTGAACAACCCAAGCAAAGCTTACAAATACATTCAAGGACAATTAGACCGCAGTAAAGAGAAACAGGAAGATTTATACATTTCTCTTGGTGTCAAGATTGACAAGGCGGGAATTGATAGCGCAAAGAAAGAAGTTGATAATGCCTTAAAGGAGATAGAAAAGTATATTTCCCAAACCGGAGAAAAGTGGGATTTATACAAAAAGCTGTTTAATGCTTCCGGAAACAAATCTCTTTCCATGAACATTGCCTTTGGTGGAGAAGTGTCATTTAAAAGCATGGTTGATGATTTGCGAAGCCAGCTTTCTAAAGCACTTGCTGAAATAGGTAGTAAATTCTCTGTTACAGATGTGCTTGCCATGAAAGAGGATGATGTAAAGAAGCGATTTGGGGAAGGGGCTATTCTGAAGCTATACCAATCAATCAACGAGGAGAGTAAGAAGATGCGTTCAGAAAGCCTTGAAAATCTTTTAGGCATGATAGAGGATTATAAAGATTATGCCCAAAAAATAAAGGATATTGAACGCAATCTTCAAAAGGACTTGGCAGATATTGAAAGCCAAAGAGAACGATTAGGCGAAGAAGTAACCGATAGACTTATAGCGCAAAGGAAAAAGAAGGCGAGCGAAGATGCTGCATCAACCAAATTTGAACAATTCAAAAGTTCGGAAGACTGGGCTAAGACCTTTGATGACCTTGATAGACTATCTTCTGCAACTCTTGATAGGCTAATCAAGAACCTGGAAGAGTTTAAAAATACGACCGGACAAAGCTTAAAAGTTAACGAGTTCAAGGAGCTTGTCAATGTTTTAAAAAAACTACGCGATGAAAGCGAAAGCAGAAACCCTTTCAAAACATTGTCAGACGGCATAAAAGAGTATGCAGAAGCCACCAAAAAACTGAAAAAGGCTCAAAAAGAGCTTGGTTTTATTCAAAATGGCGGTGAAGTTACTACCGGTATTTCAGAAACAAGTCATACCGAAACCAAGAAAACGGATAGCGGTTTATCTTACCAGACTAAAGTCGTCGATAAATTAACTCCTAAATTAAAAACATTAGCTGATGCGGAAAGGGAAGTTACTGATGCACAAGACGAACAAAATACAGCTTCCGACAAAGTTCAAGTAGGCTTTGGAGATGTTGTCGACATGGCTAATCTTCTTATCGGTACTTTGGGAGATTTGGGATCAGCATTTGATGCCTTAGGGAATGACAGCATGGGAGACACTCTAAGTACTGTGCAAGAAGTTGCGGGTGGATTATTGAATACCGCCCAAAGCGGTGCTACCCTTTTCGCTGGTATATCTTCCGGCAACCCGATGGCTATCATGCAGGGGGCTACAGGTGTCGTCAGTGGTATTACCGGAATTATAGGAAGTATAGCCAAAGCCCATGACAAGAAGCTTGATAAGGCAATTCAGCGTTCGCAATTGGAAGTGAAGAAGCTTTCTAATGATTACAAAAATCTTCAATCTATCGTTGAACGGCAATTGGGCGCTGTTACTCAAAGTCAATCCAAAGAAATGATTGCCAATCTTCAAAAACAGAGAGAAGAGGTTATAAAACAGGCGCAGGCAGAGGCAGATAAAAAAGACCCTGACAGTTCTAAAATAGAGGACTACCGACAGCAGTATATCGAGTTGGGCGAACAAATCAAATACTTCTATGAAGATTTGGCAAGTGAGCAGTTTGGTATAGACATAAAAGGTTGGGCAGACCAAATATCAGAAGCCTTAGTTAATGCATTTGCCAACGGAGAAGATGCGGCAAAGGCTTTTGATGATACGGTGGCTGATATTATGCGCAATGTCATAAAGGAGATGATTTCTGTAAATGTAATACAGAAATCGATGAATGGTTTAAGGGATTATCTGTTTGGAGATAAAGGTATATTTACGGATAGTTCTGCGGGGGGAACCAATCTAACCGAACAAGAGGCGGCCGGGCTAATGCAACAACTTGGGAGCCTTAGAGGCACAATCTCTGATTCAAAAAAGATATGGGATTATCTAAATGCCGCTGCAAAAAAAATGGGAATAAGCCTTGAAGAGACAAGTGCCTCAAATACACTTTCCAAAGGGATACAGGAAAACATAACAGAAGACACCGCTAATATTTTGGCTTCCTACTTAAACAGTATCCGTGCCGATGTAAGTATAAAACGTGCTCTGCTTGAAAAATGGGGAAATGAGATATTACCGAAATATAATGTTATTGCAGAACAACAGCTTACGCAATTAAGAGCGATAGCCAATAATACGTTAAGAAGTGCCCAAAACACCGAAACTAACGTTGCTTTAGTGCAAGAAGTTAGAGATATGCTAAACCTTGTAATAGACAGAGGTAGTAGAAAAATTAAAATATAAGATATTATGAACGAAAAGGATTTAAGCAGAACATTACTAAACCAAGCAATCACACTTGGTTTATGCCAGCCGTGGCAACAAGCATGGGGAACTCCCGACCAACAAGGGTTGATTGACAAATGGCTGCATGGGATTGATTTTGCTATTAAACACAATTATCCCACCAACACTTTCATAAAGGAAAACTTCGACAAAGATATTCTTCACAAAAACGGTATCTTCGTGGATGAAGATGTACAGAAACGCAACATGTCACAAATTGCTGTTTTGAACGGAAATTGCAAAGGCACTCTCCTATTCGACGGCTTTTCCGTATGTGATGTTTATGTGCGCCATGACAGTGAAGTTACCATTGACTGCTCTCAGTATTGCAAGGTATTCATTAATGTGTACGACCGGGCAAAGGTAAATGTTATCCAAAAGGATATAGCATCGGTATATGTATATATTCATGGAGAAGATTGTACCGTAGAAGCCGAAGGTGATGTATTGCAAAGAAAAAGCCAGACTTAATGTCTGGCTTCCATTAATTCAAACCAATAGCATTTCCATGTAATTTAACATTCATCTCAGCTTCTTCTTTTGAGAAATCATACTCGTATTCAACAACTCCATAATTATATTTTTTGTTATTATCGCTACCTGTAGAAAACACTTTTCCTATATTGCAATACTCTTGTAGTACCAACTTTTTCGGCAATTTATGTGCACTAAATATGGTAGTACATGCGGTATTTATTTCTTGCGGCAAATAGCTTAGCAAGTTCGTAGAAGTATCAGATGAATGATGTGGAATTTTCACGAAACGGCATTGCTCTAAATAAGCCGGATTTATAGCATCTATATGCCCATTCATTGTATCCCCACCAAAATACAAGTAATATCCGTCTATATCAATTATAAATGATATTGACAGCTCATTCTTATTTACATTGTGATTCCCTTTCTTCACATAATTGGCTAAAATTGAAGATATAGGAGTAACGGCATTTACAGAAACAAAAACGCTCTTATCAACTCCCGCAAATTTTAAACTTTTAATTTCACTATATCCTCTATCCGTTACACTGATATTGGTAACAGTTCTCTTTTTTAATCTATTCAGATTGAATACCTTATCAACGGCTCCTTGAAGTGTTTTATTGTTTATCGTGATAATATCACTTGGCTCGTTATAAAAATGCTCCGGCAATAATATTTGCGTACTTTCCTTACAATATTTCTTTATTAATGTATCAATATCTACGGAATGGTCTAAATCAGGATGCGTCCAACATAACATAGAAATGGTATCAACCGAATAGCGCCTTAATATCTCATCTGTTATATTCCGTTTGCTATATTTAAAACAATCTATTACGATAGAATATTTTACAGGACATCCTTCTTCACCTGCATCTATGAATAATATTATAATAGATTCTCCTTGATTTTTATATCCTATGACAAATATCTTTACGCGTAAATCACCAGAGCTTGTAATTGGTATTTCCGTTTCACCACCCCTTAGCATTTTTGCAAACCGTTATATTTACTTTCTTTTGGTTATTATTAGAAGACATAGCTCTTGTTTGGTCTTTTATTAATATTTGAGAAGCCCAATCAATCTCTTGCCTATAAGAGGGATGGCGACTACTTGTTTCAAAGGCTCTTGTGGTACTAAATTCTATATTGCCTGATAAAGTTTTTGTTTTCATGATATAAGCCCTTTAGATAAAAAATTCTCTGTTACACTCGCTCTAAACAATTTAAATAATTCGTCGTTTATTTTATCTTTTAACAGCGATTCTATCTCTTGTTTATTTGTTATTTTATTAGGAGATACAAGAGAAGAATCAATATAGCCATCCATATCTAAAATACATCTAATTTTACCATCATTAAAACGTTCCAATCCGCGGGTGAAATTAACTTTAATATTCGCATCATTAGAAATAAAAGAATCTGTATAAACTTTCTTTATAGGCCTCACGTTGTCTATAATGTTTCGCTCTAAATCTTCCATAACCTCAAAAGTTTCATACGCTTCTTCCAATGAATCATAATCCTTGCCATCTATCTTTCTTATGGCCAATCTCTCTATTTGTACATAAGAATCATATTCTTTTAAGGTTGTTATGATGTCTGCAATAGAATCAAGATAAGTATCTATTGTATCATATGAATCATTACATCCTATTGTAAGGCAAATGAAAGTAGGACTTATATCCATAGACGAATTTTGCTTTGGTTCTATCTTGCAATCAAAAAAACGATGTATATTGCCTGTTTCATTTACTTCAAGAGGAATAAATCTATCTTCTATGGCTTTAGGATTTATTTGCAGATTAAAATTATTTGTCCTAACAAGACGATAACCCGCAAAAAGGTTTTGGAACCATTCTAAAGATTTTAACTTCATTATAAAACCATTTAAGTCTGTTAGACTTGAATAGTCGCACCGAATAATGACTTGTCTTAATAGTGAAGACCTAAAATTTTTACGAGTATATACTTCCTTTGGCATGATGTTCATTCTTTTGTGAAACAAAAATACTCTAAAATCTAAATACAAAAGATTATTTTAATAATAATTCGTATGTTTAAGAGCACTAATATAAATATCTTCTCGTTTTTTAGATTAAAAGTTAGAAAATTGACTATTCTTAATGTACAAAATGAATAAATTCAAAACAAAATAAGAAAAGCGGAGAAACTCCGCTTGACTTGAATAATTATTTCAAATTTAACTTATTGCTTTTCAGCCTTAATATCCAGACTTTCTCCATCCATTGACATGGTAAGTTCAGCATTGTCACCTGACAAGGATTTAACCGTATATCTTATATATTCTTCGCCATCCAAGTAAGTAACAATAGTATTTCCTGATGCCTTATATGTACCGCTACCGTTCCCTAAATAGCCTCTACCATAAAAAGAACCATCGGACTTGAAAGATATAGACATACCAAACCTTGTATATGGGTATGTAGTCACGTCATACCATTTGCCCTCTACTTTTACATCCGTCACATCCCATGTACCGTATAAGGTTTCCATTGGATAGTCGAAATCATCATCATCCGAACACGCACTAAAAACAAACATTGGCAGCATTGCCAGTAAAAATAAAATCTTTTTCATTATTATTTATTTAGATATTGCTATTAATTACTCTTATCGTCCATTTCTATATTGTAAATAACAGGATCGTATTTATTAATCTTCCCCGTTCCGAGGTCAATCAAAAAACCCGGCCAGAACAATATATTCCACAAAGATTTAGCATTAAACGAAGATTCTATAACGAAAGGTGTATCCTTAAAACCTTCTTTTTTCGCAATAATCGTTTTGTCTGACAGTTTTTTCTTAATTTTTACTGTAGCAGAGCCACCTTCTTTTATTTCTGCCAATTTCACATTATTAGTTCCGTCATACAGCCTTGTGCCGTTCTCTCCCATAAAAGTGATAGATTGTTTAGAGCTTGAAAATATGCTCATACATGATGAAAACAAGAAAACAGAACATAATAAAATCAAAATCTTTTTCATAAAGCATGTGTTTTAGTTAATTAATGTGCGGCAAAGTTAAAGGTTTAATTTTAATTAAACATTATATTAATTCAATTTTATTGTAGTGTTTTTTATTACATATAAAACATAAAAATCCCCGAACTGTGAAGCATGAGGATATAATTGTTCAAAAAGATACAATAAGCAAAGTTCCTATCTCTGTTCCAACACAACCTATTCGATTAAACTCTTTATTTTATCAGATATAGAAAGTTTATAATTAAGATAAACCGGAGATACAATTTTATGTACATTTTCATTCTCCATATAATTGGGGTCTTCCCATTTCATTGCTAATTCCAAAAAGATAGCTTCGTTCATCTCTTTAAAATGCTCTGTAATGTATGGCTCTGTATATCTTGACAGTAATATCATTTCCATATCCTGATTGATTAAAACTGCTTTTTTTCGGTGATTTTCATATTTCCCTTTGGATATGTTTCCCTTTTTTAAATCAGAACGAAATGAATAATATTCATCTATATATTCTATCATTCTCTTATCCATAGCCATTACCTTTTTAGCATACTCTCTCCTATCGCTATTACAAGAAATTAAACAGAATATTACTAATAATGGATAAAAAAATATTTTCATAGACTAAATCTTCTTTTACTGTTTATTAAAATATATGCAAATATACGTCTTTATTAACATCTGTTGTAATTATATTGGGTATGTTATGTAACATGTTTATATTTTTATAATATATTAAACTTGTAGTAAATAGAAAATTTTCTATATATTCGCATAAAAACTTAGAAAATTCACACAAACAATTGATTTTCTTATAAGAAGTTTGCATCTTCAAAGATTATATCTATCTTTGCGGTGCAACAAGTTGATGAGCTTAATCATCTCGCAGGGCAAGCGGTTAATTTGCTCATATTTATATATGGGTATTTTTTATACCCATACTTTAGGATATTGGCGGTTGCCTATACGTAAGTTAAGATTAGCCTTTCGGGGTGAAGTCCATCAACTTGTTGCAGCGTATATGGCAACCGCTTTTTAGTTTGCCTATTTATAACTGAATGCAACAAGTTATGGCAAATTCTATCCAAGTCCTAAAACAAACTGAATTGTGTGGACGGCAATTCACCGTTTACGGAACAGTTGAGGAACCTCTGTTTCGTGCAAAAGATGTAGCAGAAGTTATTAATCACAACAACATTTCTCACATGTTGTCTTTAGTAGATGATGACGAGAAAGGTGTTACACAATTCGTAACCCCCCGGTGGAAATCAGCAAGTTTGGATGCTTACAGAAGGGGGATTATACGAAGTCCTCATGCAATCCCGCAAGCCAATCGCCAAACAATTCAAGAAAGGAGTTAAACAAATCCTTCACGAAGTACGAACCACTGGCGGCTACATCTCCACCACCCCAAACGACACTCCCGAAGAAATCATGGCACGTGCGCTAACCATCGCACAAGCCACGCTTGCAAAAAGAGAGGAGCGTTTAAAGCAGCTTGAAGCTGAAACGGAACAACAGCAAGCCACCATCGAACTGCAAGACAAGGAAATCAAGGAAGCAGCTCCCAAAGTCACCTACTACAACAATCACCTGCAAAGCGTAAATACTCTGACGAGCACACAAATCGCCAAGCAGATAGGAATGGACGCAGAGAAACTGCACAAGAAACTAAAGGAAGCAGGAATTATCTATCGCCAATCCGGGCAATGGCTGCTACATTCCCCCTACTCTACTTGGGGATTACACTCCACCCGTACCCAGACATATACTCGTTCGGACGGTTCGATAGGAACCAATGTATATACGGTATGGACTGAAAGGGGCAGACGCTTCATTATCGCCTTGTACGAAAACGAGTGGAATGCGAGGAGAGCCATCAAGCAGATTAAGGGTGAAATTGACCCTGCTGCATAACATGTTTTTGCGTATTATTTAGTAAATTTGCAGAAAACGAGTAGGTTATGGAACGGATTAAATTAACAAAGGAAGAAAAGCAAGCATTCCGGATTGTAGCAGAGTTCGGCGGAGAATGCCCGGCGACATACCCGAAGCATGTATTTACTGCTTCCATCCGTTCCATTGAAAGAAAAGGATTGGTGAAGGCTAATTATGTAGTTGGAGGTCATGTGTGGAGTGTCAACCTCACCGAAGAGGGTAAGCACTATCTTGCCGTTAACCCCAACTTGCACAATCCTATCAATTGGAATTTGATATTTGCCATTGCAGGTGTACTTATATCTATCATAGCCTTATTCGTTAGCTGCATGAAGAAATACTAATCACGCTATTTTAATCATCCGGCAGTCGGTTCCAATGCCCGACAGCCACAACTATACCCAAAATGAATATGGAAGAATTAAGAAAGCGACTGGATGAAGTTATACTCGATATACAGAAGGAGAAGTTGGAAATAATGAGGATGCTATCTCCTATGTCTGTCAAAAAATGCAACCCAAATGCTTCTAAGCCGAATTTTGACCTTAGAAGACTTAATAAGAATATATTGCCACATGTTAGCATAGATGCATGTTGAGGTTTCGACCAACGTTCATGTTACGATGTCCCGCCAGTAATACGGCTGGCGGGTTGGCAATAGATAAATTATAATTTAAAGAAAAGAATATGAAAACAAATAAGCTCACCTACTCCACCCCTATCCCTAAAATAAAGGAATATGTACGTAATATCGTAAACAAGCATAACGCCGGAGCAGAATATCCGTGCAGTCTGAATGAAATAAGCCAATTATTTTTTGCCGACGAAAAAGAGGGTAAAAACTTTATTGAGAAGTGGTTTATCCATCAAAAAGACTATATCTTATCAGGAAAGAAGGTTTTGCTATCGGCAAATTGCTTACGACGTTTGTTTGACATGGCAAGTATGGGATTAACACCTAAGCAGGAATAGTCTGTTACACAATTAATTATTTAATAACTTAAAGTTATGAGTATCACAATAATTACCATTTGTTAACAAGGAACTATAATCCGCTTATTGAATTAACAGAATGAAACGTTAATTAGAGTACTGTATATACAGCATCTAAATTAGTGAATAAAGTAACTTTTTTATCATGTAATCAATTTCATTTTATTTCACGCTGTTTCATTCTGTTTCATCTTTATCAAAGTAAGATTAAAAGGGGAATAATTAACATTTGACTGATATTCAAATGCTTAATAACTTTGCTCCCACAAGATAGCTATCACAGTTGCAGTTTGTGGAAGTTCTGCATAGATAAAGATATTTGGGGACATCGGTCTAACTCGTAAACTTCCACTTTATACGGTTAGGCTGGTGCTCCCCTTTTCATTTAATATAAAGAAGTAACATTATGAAAAATAATATTCAGATTTTCAAAAACGAACAATTCGGAGAAGTAAGAATTATAATGAACGAAAACAATGAACCTTTGTTTTGTGCAAAAGATGTAGCCGCTGCATTAGGATATTCTGATACGGCAGACGCCATACAAAGGCATTGTAAATCAGGCAAAAAGGTGTTTCACCCACACGAAAACGGCATTGGTGGAGTAAATATGATATATATTCCTGAAAAGGATGTATATCGTTTAATAATGAGAAGCAATCTTCCTGATGCTGAAAAATTTCAAGATTGGGTATGTGACGAAGTGTTACCTTCAATACGCAAGTATGGAATCTATGCTACAGATATTACCATAGAGCAACTACTTGCTAATCCGGATTTCGCTATACAAGCATTACAGAATTTGAAAGAGGAACGCCAAAAGAGAGTTGAAGCAGAACAGAAAGTTGCCGAAGCCACTCCCGCCATAGCTTTTACCAATGCCGTACAATCAGCGAATAGTTCTTGCTTAATCGGAGAATTAGCAAAGATTATCACACAGAATGGATACCCTATCGGAGAAAAGAGGTTATTTGCATGGATGCGTGAAAACGGGTATTTAGGTAAGCATGGAGAGCGATACAACATTCCGAATCAACAATATGTAGAACAGGGATTGTTCGAGATAAAGAAAGGCGTACGCTCAGGTAGCGGCGGAGTATTACATACTACAATTACGACAAAACTTACGGGAAAAGGGCAGGTCTACTTCGTAAATAAGTTTCTGAATAGCTCTATCAATCAATAGAAAAATGAAATAATAGCAAGGCTATGTTTTGAACAACAGCTAAAAATGCGTAAGTTTGTTTTGTAAACAACGTTGTCTTACCATTGCTCCGTGGCGGTTGCACTGGAACAAGATTAAATAGGCATAGTGTTGTCGTTAACCGCCACATCAGGCGACATTTCCCTATGTCTTACCTTAAAAAGATATAAACACCATAAGGAATAGACTTTCAAAAATAATCAGAGACATACAGTATGAAAAAATAGAAATAATGAAATTAGTAGGAAGAGAGAGTATGACAATCATTAAAACCAACTCTATCATTACACAAAAACCTTTTGACTTGAAAGCGCTAAACAGACATCTTATCAAAAAGCAGAAGAGTGTTATTTAGATACAGACATTTCGTGCAAATAACGGTAATTTTCTAATATTTTATTTGATTATTTAGAAAATACACCATATATTTGCAGTATTGATAATACAAGCCAAAGAGCTGATTAACGGATATACCGTTGATTGGCTCTTTTTGTTTTTTACGACACAAACTCAAAATAACACATGGCAAAACCTTACAGTATCTATTTTCAAAAAAGTAAACTGGGAAGTCCTGTCATTGATACGCAGTCCCAATGGGGAATTGTGTGCAAGGATTTCCCTTTTACTGTATATGGAGAGATTAAGGATTTGCCCAAAAGAAACTGGATAGACCAAGACGGAGAAGACACTTTTTTCCCCGAAGAACTCTGTATGCAAGCCTATGATATGGACGTAGAGTTTGCCTATAAAGGGGATATGGGGACGGCCAATGAAAAGATTATCGCCTTCCTGGGCTATCTGATTGGGAAAGATGGTTACGGAACTGAACTGAAGGTTTATGACACTTATACTAAAATAGGCAGGCAAGGAATTTATTTCAAATCCATAAAGCATGACCTTTTCGTTCGTAATACGGATGAGGGAGATGTTGTAACTTTCAATATTACATTTCGGGTAACCGACCCCAAAACACAAATTATTCTTTCGGTATAATGGGACGGTTTATAATATATAGCAAGGATGGGCAAACTCAGCGATGTATCGCCGAGAAGCTGGAATATAACGGAGAGTTCATGGGAGCTTGTTCCGTTAACATTACCGTTACGTCCCCCACCCCCATTGATTTTGAAGTCGGAGACTATCTGACATATCGTGAAGAAAGGTTTGAAATAAACTACGACCCTACCGAACTGAAGCAAGCCGCCAAGAATACATACGGAGAGGCTTTCAAGTATGAGAACGTGGTTTTCAACTCGCTCGCAGACGAGCTTACGAGATGTGAATTTCTGGACTATGTAAAAGAGGATAACTTAATCCACTACTCCTCACTACCTACATTCAGTTTCTACGCCGAAAACATTAACGCCCTTGCAGAAAGGATACAAGTAAACCTTGACCGCATCTATAAAGGAGAACAAAAATGGACGGTTGCGGTACATCCTGAATATGTGAACGATGCTAACAAGTCCATATCAATAAGTAATATAAATGTATGGGATGCACTCGCATTGGCAAACAGCGAGTTTAATGCAAACTTTATCATAAGAGGGCGAACAATAACCATAGGTACAGCCGGAATTGCCGTAGGTAGTATGTTCGGATATGGAAAAGGCAAAGGATTGTATTCCATACAAAAGACTGCGGATTCATCGCAGAAGATTATTACTCGGCTAAGAGCATACGGTAGTACGAGAAACTTACCTTATAACTATTACACTACGTATGGTAGCCCTATCATAGAAGCACCCATTGAGGATGCATCTTATGGATACGATCCAAACACCCATGTAATAGACGGCGCTGTCGTGACACTCCCCTTTTACATGAAATTTCTGTCTGATACAACATTATACGATGTAACAATCAACGGACATTCCTATAAAATGAGAAGAGGTAGTTACCTTGGGAAGTGCTACGTCTTGATGAACAGAGAATCCGACAAGAATAATGTTCGTATCGGTGCTAAAATACGGATAGAAAACGGCATTGAAACCGATAACGTCCCAAGAAAATACAAAAGACCTTCCGGCGCACTGGTTCCCAATAATATGGCCGTTAAAAACTTAATGCTTCCTGATTTTCCCGGAAAAACGCTCGATCCATACCTTGATAGCAAAAACATAGATGCTATCGGAGTACGGGAAAGCTCGGTATTCTTTGATGGAAGCGACAGTTCCCTACCGGAAATATACCCTTCAATGGAAGGAATGACTGCGCAACAATTAATAGACGCAGGAATAAGCGTAAATGCCACCGGAGCGTTGGATGAAATTGCCGCCGATTCCGTAAATAAAGATAATACAGCAATTACAGATGATGGATATTTCGAAGAAGGAGAAACTATTCCGCCATTCAAGATATATCTTAAAGATATTGGGTTTGACATAAACGATTATCTGACGGGGGAAACTGCTACCATATCCATGAAAAGCGGAATGTGCGGTGGGCGTGAATTTGAAATACTCGGAGATGCTGATAAGCCCATAAAGCAAGGGAATATGTGGGTTCTAACCTGCAATAGAACCTATGACGAGGGATTAAATCTGTATTTTCCATATAAGGATTTCAAAATAAAGGCCGGAGATAAATTTGTACTTCTGGGAATTGATATGCCGGATGTGTACATAAAAGCCGCCTCCCAAAAATTGCTAACAGCTTCCAAAGAATATCTTGCAAAAAACGACTATGTAAGATATACCTATGAGCCTAAGGTGGATGAAATATTTATGGCTCGCCACCCTGAGCTGCACGACAGCATAAAAGAAGGGGATTTGATGCTATTTGAAGATGAAGACCTAAACATCAATGGGAGCATTATCATTGACAGCCTTACGATAAAAGAAGGGGACGGACTTATTCCGACATATGGTATCACTCTCCGCAATGATAAGGCTGTAGGAACTTTAGAAAAAATACAGAATCAGATAGATTCTATTGTAGGTGGGCAAGGCGGTGGCGGATTGACTACCCAACAAGTGGAATCAATCATTAAAGCCTTTGGTGACAAGCTATTTTTAAATAAAACCAAGCCAGACCAAACCAGTTATTTAGTAAAGTTCTTAGGCGGATTATTTTCTGACTACATCCAATCAATGAACTTTTCTTCCGGTGCGCTCGGTGAGGGTTTTGTCATCAAAGTAGACAGCAAGACGGGTAAATCCTACATTGAAGTAGATGAACTGTTTGTCCGCATCAAAGCGATGTTCTCTGAGTTGGAGATAAAGAAACTCTCTTATGCAGGGGGTAACTACATGTTTACTGCCGCCGGAATGAAATGCGGAACGGTGGAAGAGCATGAAGATTTTTGGCGCTGCTATCTTTTGGTGGATGATGGAGAAACGGCTATCGAGAACCCGTTCAAAGAAGGCGACCTGGTACGGTTTCAAGACTTCAACATCAAACCGGGTGTTTACGATAATGTTTCCAACCGTTATTACTGGCGTTTGTGTGTGGGTGTTGGCGAGGATTATATTGATTTAAGCAAGACAGACTGTGATGCCGGTAGTGACATACCGCAGGAAGGTGACAGCCTTGTACAACTCGGAAATAGAACAGATAAGAAGCGTCAGAATGCAATAACATTGTCTGTGTATGGCGATGATGCGCCAAGTATTCATCAATACGCCGGAATAGATTCCTATTCAATGGCGGGCAAGGAAGTGACGGTTATCAGTCCGCAAGGTAACAAGTTCATGGGTGACTTTATTTTGAAGACCGGCATAAATATTATGACCCAGTTCAAGATATTGGAAGACCTTATTTATTCGGAAATCTCCAAAGTGCTTGACGAAATACAGGCAGAGGATAACTACCTGTACAACTCGGCATTCGCATCCAATACGAACGGTTGGGAAGCGAAGAACGACATTCACTTTTTCACTGTAAACGGAAAATTCTTATTGGTGAATGGAAAGTTCTACTCCCGTAAGGATGCTATGGCGGCAGTAGTACGATATGGAGACAGAAACGTGCTTCGTATTCTTTCTTCCGGAATAAAACAGTCAAATGCTGATTTAGCCAATAAGCCGACCTATGAGGAAGGAGAAGAACCGAAGAAGTTCTTTATCTCTTTCCGGTATAAGGTAGCTACAGCCGGAACACTTACGATAGGCTTTCCCGGTCAGAACCTGCATTTCACAGAACATCTTGAACCGGGTGAAGAATATACAATGAAGGAGTATTCCGGCACATGGGACGGAACGGGCGATTTTGAGTTGAAGTTTACAGGGGACATATACATACATTCGTTGGCGTTGACCGATAATGCCTACGAGGACATGATAACAAAGTTTGAAACCCAGCTAAGCCAAACCAATGAAAAGATTGAAGCGGTAGCGGAAAGAACATCTAATCTTGAAAGCAAGAGCGCAGGATGGTTAACCACTGCGGATGGTGTCAAGATTTGGGCGGCGGCGGAGTTCAATGACAAAGGCGGAGAAGGTAATACTAAAGTGTCATCTCTGTTTAATGTGTCGGCGGATAAAATATCGTTAAAGTCGCAACATATTCAACTGGAAGGAGTAATTACGGCCAATGGGAACATAAAGATACACGAAGATGGTTCTATCGAATGTCATAACGGCTCTTTTACGGGGGACATAACGGCAACCAACGGATATATAGGCGCCTTTAAGATAACCCAATACGGACTTGAGAATATTACATCAAATCCGACCGCAAGATTGCGGATAGGACAGGATGGCGGAAGATTTTTTGAAGTGAATACTACCACTAATACAATGTGCGGTATTCGCGGAGATGAAATGACGGCGCTTAGTCTAAGTGCTTACGGTAATAACTCCGTCGGCGTAGATATAATTGCCCAAGCCGGATTTAACACTTATGCGATAAAGGCGTTAGGAAATGTGATGCTTGATGCCAGAAGCGGAGAATCGGTAAGAATAAACAGATTAGACGCCGCAGGAGTATCGATAGGCGTGAAAAGATTAGGCGTCAGTACGATTGGAGTACCATCTTCCTATACGCTTACCGATGCGGATGATTTCGTAACTTATAGTAATGCTACTCCAAGTTATGACCCGGTTTTATATCTGCCGAGTTCCGCCAATCCCGGTAAGATAGTATTTGTGAAGAATCAGTTAAGTAGGAATATAATAGTAAGAGGGAATCTTATGAATGCCAATGATAGAGGAACCAAATCAGAGACAGCCCTGAATGGAGTTTCGAGTATTTATATTTTCGATGGTTCCTACTGGGTTCATTTCTTCTGTGGATAACATTAAAACGATTATAGATTATGAAAAAGATAAACTTTGAAAAGATGCTGATTGCGACAGATGTAGCCCGTAAACATTGTGAAAACAAGGATTGCCGGGAAGATTTTGCGAATGTATTATACCGTAACGGCAACGGTATCGCATCACATGCACTTGCTATGAAGATATATAATTCCAGTGAAGAAACAGAATATACCGATGAGGAAGTGACTTTGATACAGGAGTATGCAAATGCTTTCTGCAAACCTTTCTTTATTGACGCGCTAAATCGTGCTATCGCCAATCAACCGGAAGAAGTAACCGATAAACAATAATAATTATGGCTTGGACTGAACAAGATTATCAAGAAATAGTTGCCCGTCTTATGGCTGAATCCATAGGGGTTAATGAAGTGCCGGAAGCGGGAAGCACGGATGACATATCATCCCTTCCGGCCTATCAACCGGCAAACGGGACAGAAGTACCTACCGTAGTAAAAGCATCTCTTGAATTGTTGGTTGCTCCTGCTTTGGAAGCTGCTGATAAGGCAAACGAAGCCGCCGATAAAGCAGAAAGTAATGCCACCGCAGCACAGACGGCCGCAAATACCGCCAATGAGAAAGCAGAGTTGGCGGCACAAGCTGCGTCCGATGCCACCGCAGCTAAAGAAGAAGCAGAAACGGCTACTCAATCCGCAAACAACGCCGCATCAAATGCTGAAGAAAAAGCAGAAGCCGCTAATACAGCCGCACAAGATGCCGAAAAGGTTGCCAACAATCCGACCTATATAGGAACAGACCATTATGTCTATGTGTATAACAAAGAAACAGATAGCTTCGACAAGACGGGTATTTATTGCAAGGGCGAACCGGGAAGCTCTTTTCGTGTTGCCGGAGAATACGCCACCCTTGAAGCCTTGAAATCCGCCGTTCCCGACGGTTCGGCAGTTGACGGGTTCATGGCCGTAGGTACTGAAGCTCCTTACGATTACTACGCATGGGTGAACGGCGACTGGGCTAATCAGGGGAAGATAGCGGGCGGCGGTTCTGGGAATGTGGTAGTTATTCCTGCTGCTGCGATGAGCATAAGCGACCAAGCAACATCTGATGAGATATTTAATGCCTTTGGTGGGAAAGACGCTTTCATGGATATATGTCAGAGCATCATCAATAAAGATACTGTATGTGTTGTGGCAAACATCCCCGAAGAATCAGGGATGAAAGTTGTATATATTCCGGTAATGGCGATGGCTACCTATACGGATGCTAATAATGCTAATCTTATGATTGCAATTATTACACAAACTACTTTCCAATTAGGTATAACAGTCACGGATGGAGTTGCTACCCAATCGTCTCAGGTTTTAAATCATATTTACGAAGCCCCCTCTGACGGTAACGTCTACGGTCGTAAAAATAAAGATTGGGTGAAAGTTCCCGAAAACTCAAATGTCATTATCCTGCCGAAAGAAATACTTGACTTGACAGGTAGTTCCTCCTCAGAGGAGATATTAGCTGCATTTGGCGGTATAGATAAATACAAGGATTTGCTTGAAAAATTGAGCACAAATAATTGCTTGGTACAGATTGGAGAACCGTCATTAGGCTCATTAAGACATATCTATACTCTTGTAGAATATGCTGTCAATTTCGCTTCAAACAAACAATCGGGAGCGTTATCTTTAAATATCTACAACGAAGAGCAGCAGTTAAGAAGACTTCATTTCTATTTGGAGAACAACGGCACTACAGCCCGTTGTGGCGAGGCAAGCACTTTCCAGCTCGTCAGGGACACCGACGTCCTCACCAAGACCAACACTTCATCATTCACCCCTACGCAGCCTTATCATCCGGCGACAAAGAAATACGTTGATGATAAAATTTTTGCTAGAGACGTAGACGGTACTATTATCAATAAATGGATTAATAACACTGTCATAACAGGAGAAACCGTACAGGATTTAGCTGACGAATTATTTGGTAATTTTAGAAGTTTTGTTGAGGGTTATTCTGATGGAAAATATACAGACCTTAGATTTAGTACAAGACATTTTGACGATACGGCTGGAGCTTGGTTTGGTTATATCATAAATGCAAATATTCAGTATTGCTTGGCAGAAGCAGGAAATGGATATTACGCATTACTGTTTACTTTTGGCTACATGACATCATTAAAGTATTGCTATATATACTACTATGATGTATCGGAAACAAGCAATAACAATAAGATTGTAATTACAGATGTTATTACTTCCGACAACCTCACCACCATCACCAAGAAAACCGCTGCCGAATACGAGGCTCTTGGCTCTAAGGATGCCAATACAGCATATTGTGTAACCGATTAAAACAACAATTATGAGTAACGAAAATAGTAATCTTAGAGTTGGCTCGGCTGGGGCTGGGCTGTTTATGGGAGATAAGCAGATATTGGGGGGGGTAAGGAATAATATATCCGTGAAAAAAGAAGACTGCATAACCTGTTTTATTAACGGCAGCAACAATAATAAGACAGTTGATTTGTTTGGTTATAACGATGAAGGCAGTGCAGTGGTATTAGAAACGATAATCGTTCCGGCAGGTGGGATTATTGTAAAAACATACAATAGCGGTTCTTCCGATAATTACTGGAGTTTAAAAGAGGCATCAACAATGTATATATGGGAAGCATATAAAGAAGAAGATGGTACATTGATAAATACCCCTGTTGTTGAGAAGTCATTATCGCCTAATGAGGACTTCAATTATTTGGCATATTACTATATAGATACTATTCGCGTAATGTATATAACAGCTTAATTTATATGAAAACAATCCACTACAACAGCAAATTAGCCAAACTTATCCTCTTTGGCAGCTACACAACTATAATGCTCTTCGGCTTCATCCTTACGAAGCTGAAAGAGTTGTCCGAAACAACCATACGCCATGAACGGACACATCAGAAACAGTTCTTCGAGTGCATGGAGATAGCGGCTGTCCCGTCCGTATTATTATCACTCTATGTCAGTGCATGGTGGCTGTTACTTATCCCGCTATTCTATTACATTCTGTATGGCGTGGAGTGGTTCATCAGTCTTGCGTACCACTTGTTCACGGATGAACGGATAGGCGGCGGTAAAGTAAACGCCAACGCTTACCGTGCGAGCGCATTTGAGATGGAAGCCAAACTTAATCAAGATAATCCGAACTACCTGAAGGAACGCAAATGGGGAGCGTGGTTCCGCTATTACGGCAAGATATGAAAATCCCGTCCTACTCTCACGAGCAAAACGGGGATAGCGGTATGTAATTACCGCTGTGAACGGCACAAAGATACGGATAATTGTAAAAGTAACGATAAGATGCAGAATAACATTATTACCCAAAGCATACCTGGGGGATTTTCGGTAATAGCGAGTAGCTTTATTATGCAGTCATTGGAACACATGATACCGTGGCTGATAGTGACATTTTCAGTCGTAGTGTGTGACTTGGCATTTGGAGTGAGGAAAAGCCTGTTGATGGGCGAAGAAGTGCGCTTTTCCAGTGCTATCCGCAGGACTATGGGTAAGATGGTGACTTACTTCGCTTTTGTATGTATGGTGGTGATGATAAACATCGCTTCCGGAAGCAAGTGGAATATTGATGTGTATTCATGCCTGTTTGTCTGCTTTATAGAGTTTTGCTCTATTATAAGTAACATTCTAAAGCCCAAAGGATATAATTTTAACTTACTAAAAGCATTAGGCCTATTCGGTAAAAAAGTACTCGATGTTGAGAAAGAAGATATGAGTGAAATAATAACTAAAGATAAGGAGTAACAAAATGAAAAAGAAATTGATTATCGCAGCGATTGTTATCGCTATCATCGTGGGAGTTATGCTTTACATGCACTACACTCCGTTTTGGGTAAACTTGACTACTGTTGTGTCATTCGGTGTCGGCGCTGTTGTCGGTTGGGTGGCTCACATGGTGTATAACAAATACTTTAGAAAGGAGAAATAGCATGAGATACTTTACAATTGCAGAACTGATTAAAAGCGAAACGGCTGATAAGAAAGCTATAGATAACAGACTGCCGAAAGAACTGCTCCCCAATGCACAAGCGTTGGTTGACAATGTTCTCGACCCGTTAAGAGAGGCTTACGGCAAGCCTATCACAGTAACAAGCGGATACCGTTGTCCTGCTTTGAATAAGGCGGTAGGCGGCTCTAAAACAAGCGACCACATGAATGGATGTGCTGCTGATATTGTCGGTACTCCGAATACCCCGAAAGAGAACAAAAGACTGTTCAATCTTATACAAGAATTGAAGCTTCCCTTCGACCAGGTCATTGATGAGGAAAACTTCTCATGGGTACACGTCAGCCACCGAAGGGAAGGCAACAGGAACCAAGTATTGAAACTCTAAAAAGTAAACATCATGGCAGCAGAAGTTTTATCATTTGAAAAGAACGAAAGCGAGAACGCGTATTACGCAACGTTTGTCAGTGACGGCAATCCCGTTACCATACAGATAAAGAACAAGGGCGGGTTAGTTACCGCCTTTGCGGGAATCGATGATTTGAAGCCTGCTCCTCTTTACCCCAATGCATCCCAGAATAGTGGTGCGCCTAATGTAATTTTTCGCATCGTAGGGATAGCGAATGGTATAAACATTACAATCATAAGCTCTTCAGAAGTATTAGAAGCTAAGATGATTAAAGAGGAATAGCCTATGAACCCAATCACGATCCCCAACATCACTATCCCCGTAATCGGCTTGCCTACTATCGGCATCCCGTCTGTCGGCTTCCCCTCTGCTTCGGGCGGTGGTCTTGCATGGCCGGCAGGTTTAAAAGAATCTATCAAGGCTATCTATGACCCTGCGAAGCAAGGTATGACTAACTATGATGTGATTGAAAGCTATGCGGAAGATTTTAGTAAATTTCCGTGGAATAATAATAATAAGAAAGAAAAATATACGGGTACTCTTACTCCTAATACCTTAACTATTACCAATGTTGCTGTTACAAGTGCGCTTATATATACCAATAGTAAACCGGAGAATTTTAAAGTTTATATAACCGGAATAAAAGATAATCAACAAGTTATATTTGGTGATGACACAAGCCCATATAGGGCACTTATAGTTGAAAAAGACGGTGTCTATGATGTTAATTGGGAGGATAATCATCATTCATATTGTATATGGTGTAATTTCTTAGGTGATTGTAATATCACTATCACCCAACTCCCTACATCAATTCTAAAAGACCTTAGCGGCAACGGCAACCACGCCTACCTGTACGGCGGTAAGGGTAAGCTGAACAGCGGAATGGGAGTGTATAAATTTGACTTTCTTTCTGACTTACTTATTAATTCAGCATATTTACCATATACAGAAAGACAATATGATAGTATTTGTTCATTAGCAGGACATCCAAATGGTTGGTTATTTCAGTATAAGAGTCTGACAGATATTCCTACTTTTAAAATAGAAGTTAAAGGAATAGTTAATGATAAGTTTCATTATCGTTGGTATGATGAAAATGGGAATAGAGGTGTAGATTTTGTTATAGACAAAGATGGTATCTATGAATTTCCAATGAGTTATAGTGTAGAAACTAATACTGGCGTTGGTATTGTCTGTAATAATATTTGCCAAGATAATGTTTGCTTTACCCAAATCCCTGACTATCCCAACCAGCTCTGCTACGACGGCAAGATGTACGCCGTCTGCTACGGTTTCCCTATATTAACGGATTACACGGTGATGGCGGAGAGGACGTGGTTTAAGAATAAAGGTTCTTATGCATTTATTTCTAAAAGAACTATAGGAAATATTATGGGTAATGCTTTTGTATTTGAGAAAGATGATAATACAGGAACGCCCAATAGTTTACGCGTTTATTCTTTTGGTGCAGAAAGTATTATAATGCCCAATAAAAATAATTCTATAAGTTATCAAACCAAAACTAAATATAATAATCAAAATATTAGATATGGTGGCAATAAAGATAGTAGTATACTTATGATTGGAGCGGGTTTATATAGGTCTGACCAAAATTTAATTACTGAATTATGGTCCGGCTGCCATGGCGCCATCATCATCGCCGACCGCAGCTTTACCGAAGATGAAATCACTTGGTTAAAGGATAATTGGAAAAAGATATGAGAAAGTTACCGTGGATATTAGTTGTGTTGCTGGTAATCGCTTGTGTGGCGGCTTGGTTCCGTCCGCTCGAGCCTTTGTCGGCGGAAATCCGTACCGAGCCGAAGATACAGACGGTTGTCGAACTTGATACGGTTCTTATCTCTGCACCGATAGCCGTCTTTTGGCAGATATTGCCGAATGATACTATACGGATAGGTGATACCTTGCTTCATCGCAAACGGGTTGTGTATGAAGATAGTCTGTATCGGGCAGTGGTGAGCGGATATGTAGACCCTCGGATGGATAGTATGACTGTATATCCGAGGACGGTCTATCAGACTGTGACGAACGACATCTATCATCCGGTCGCTATCAAACCAAAGAAGAAGCGTTGGGGGCTTGGATTGCAGGCTGGGTATGGTTATCCGGGTGGTTGGTATGGCGGGGTTGGGGTGAGCTATAATATATTCGTATGGTAAGAAAGAAATTAACGATGTAGAAGTCGGCTTAAGCTGGCGCTCTTTCGGGGCTTAGAGTAGAAAGAAAGCCCCCAACGTTCAAATAATTATTGCCACATAAAAATTTGAAAAAGCATAAGATACCGCACGTTGGAGGCTTAAATATCTTCAACACGGTATCTTGTGCTTTGTTCGTATAGAATCAAATATTTTATGTGGCAGGGCAAAGATAAATATAAAATTCAGAAAAACTATGTGTAAGTCAGAAATCTTTGCCGAAACAATCAATCTCGTCTCGCAGGAGACGGAAATTCCAGTCAATCGAATACTATCCTCGGATAAGGATACGGAGACCGTAGACGCCCGCTATCTGCTTGTCCGACTGTTGGTTGAAAGGGGCATGTATCCGTCTCAAATAGCCTTACAAATCCACAAGACCAAGCGTGCGATAAACTACATGATTTCCAATTTCCAGGAGCGCATGGAAGGTGGGAAAATGTTGAGAATATATTGGGAAAATATAAAGAAATCGTTGGGAAACAATTGATTTCATGTCAGATTGCGTATTTATACTTTTGTGATGCGGTTGATATTGACCGTAATTAGTATAAATATAAATCTCTATGGAACGAACGTACGTTTTTAACCAGGACGGTAACGGCGGTAATGGCGGAAGCAAATTCGACATTATGGCTATGCTACCCAACCTGATGGGAAGCAAGGGTGTAGACCCCGGACTTCTCGCTTTACTGAACCAGGGACGTAACAACCAAGACATGTGGGGTGGAAGCGGAATGTGGTTCATCTGGATTATCCTTTTGTGGTTCTGTTGGGGCGGTAACGGCTTCGGTAACCGCTTTGGCAATGGCGGCGGTCTGCCTGCCGAGCTTAACGGTGATGTGGGTCGTGAATACCTGATGTCAGCCATTCAGGGTAACGGTAACGCCATCAATCAGCTTGCCTCTTCTTTGAACTGCTCTACCCAGCAGTTGCAAAGCGCCTTGTGTAACATTCAAGGACTTATCGCCAATGTGGGCAATCAGGTGGGCATGTCTACCCAGCAAATCATCAACGCATTCCAGTCCGGCAATCAGGCTGTTCTCACACAATTGGCAGATTGCTGCTGCAAGACGCAGAACGCCATTACCACAATGGGCTATGAGAACCAGCTTGCCATGTGTAACCAAACCAATACTTTGGTTAACACGGCTAACCAGAACACTTTGTCATTGCGTGACGGTGCAACCGCCAATACTCAGGCTATCATCGCCAAGTTGGATGCCATGCAGAACCAGGCACTGCAAGACAAGATTGCTTCTCTGACTGCGGAAAAAGCCACTTTGACCGCTGAAATCTCTCAACGTAACCAAAACGCCACTATCCTGAATGCGGTAGGACAACAGATTGCTCCTTTGGCGGCAGGCTTGCAGGCATTGCAAAGCGACGTTGACGGCATCAAATGTAAGTTGCCTAACACAGTTCCGGTACAATATCCGAACATTGTCGGCGTAAACCTTGACACTTACCGCGCTGCCGCCTTTGGCGCTTATGCCGGTGATGCCGCATACGGTCGTAGCGGTTATGGATGTGGTTGCAACAACTACTGGGGTTAATTCCGGTAAGAAAGGGGGTAATTATGTGGCCTAACTTTTTTACAGGATTTCCTTTCCAGTTCCCGTCACTTGGCAGAGTGAACTATAATACTCTTCCTACGGTGGCTGTAACGGTCGGTACGGAGAACGTTACTTTGGAACTTCCTAATCATGCGTTCCGTAACAGGGACTATGTAGGCGGTTTCTATGTAAGTCTCCGTCAGGCAATACCTGCCGGTACGACTGCTACACTCCCGATACTGATAGGGACTAATGGGGACACGAGACCGTTGCTGGCTTACAACAATGAGCCGGTGACTGTCGGCAACCTTGCCGGAACGGGTATCTACGAAATCCACTATAACAAGTACACCAATGAGCTGTTCCTTGTCAACGGTGGGTATCGTCCGACAACCACGTCGGCGGCGACAGCAGAAGCAACCGCTCAAAAGAGCAAGTAGTTAACCTGACCCCGGGACATATTTTGTCGCCCGGGGTCTATTAAAACCAAATCATTATGTTTCAATCACTTCGTACCAATAACCAGTTATATATACTTCATAAGGATGCCAATCCGTATATCGAATACGGCCCGGTAGTCAGCGTTTCAGCTCCCAAACCGAAATACCCTATGGCTACTCCTATGGGGCAAATGCCTCAAATGGAAATGGTTGTGGATATTGTGGTCTGCATCAACGGACAAAACACCACATTTCAAAACCTTCCTGCCGGCATGGATATAGCCGATTTCGGGCAGAACGGCAATATTGTGGTATCATGCTCTCGTGATGCGATGAATAACGAGGTCGCTTCTATGAAGCAGAAAAGCATAGACATCATCAACAGTATGGACTTTCATAACTCTGTCATTGCGGGATGTGACAAGATGCTGACGCTCTTAAACCCTGAATTTGCAGAGAAACAGCGTCAGGAGCAGGAAATATCCTCTCTGAAAGGGCAAATGGCAGAAATGAGCAAGAATATGGCAGACCTTATGGATTTGAATAAACGACTTATGGAGCAGCTCGGAGTGGCTGAAACATCTAAAACAAAGAAATAATATGGGAATGTGGGAAATATTGGAAGAAGGACGCGGTGAATATGACCGTGACTTCGGTATGAGAAGCGGTAATCCTATGGAAGAAGCCTACAAAGAGGGTTTCCGTCATGGTTACGAGAAAGCCATGCGTGAGATGCAGGGCGGTGAAATAGGTTATCGTAATAGCGGTGGCTCACGCGGCGGAAGTTATAGCGGTGGTTCGGATATGAGCGAACGCCGTATGCCGGGTTACTTCCCGGAATATCCGATTTACAGCGAACGCCGCAGCGCACAGCCTTATGGCGAAGATATGAGCGAACGTAGACGCAGACGCGCCAACGGGGAGTTCATGTAATGGAGAGGGGAGTAATCCCCTCTTTTGCCAATCACTTAAAATCAGAAAAATATGAAACAAAGATTAGATACATACGACAGGATACCGCCGGCAATGGCTGATTATCTTAGCCAGTATGGTTGGCATTTCAGCAAAAAAATGTGCTTATGGGCTGTTTCCCGCATGAAAGTGGAAAATAAAGCTACGGGTAAAGAGGAAAAACTGGAGCCAATCAGTAAAGAGCAGGTGGAAGAACTGCTAAAGAAATATGGCGTAAAACTGGAAAAGGACGCAGGGTATGATTGCGTTTACGTGGCCAACATGGCGAAGTCGGATTACTACAAGAGTTCAATAGTGGACGAAGCTCATCTTGCCTTGTTTATCAAGGATTACATAGATGACGTGGACGCTTATAATGGAATGCCTTTCACTCGGTTCTACGCCGACTGTATAGGTTCAGGCAATCCTATCATGTGGGAAGAGATGATGTAATCTATGATAGTGCAGGAGTTTTACATACCGGACTATGATTGGGAAGTGAGGGTATATTACGCAGTGGACTGCTATTATACCGACCGCATCATCGCCGACCTTCAACGGGTAGGATGCAGGGGATTGGATTTGGTGAATGCCTATAAGAACATGCGCGCATGTAATCTGAACACAGGCATCACCTATTCCAATATCCGGAACAGAGAGACCGTAATGGTTATTGCTCTTACTTCTTCACCGGAAGAGTTTCAGAACTCTTTCGACCATGAAAAGGGGCATCTATGCCGGCATATCTCACGGGCATTTGGCGTCGACCCGTATGGGGAAGAGGCGCAGTATCTTAGTGGATATGTGGGGCAGAAGATGTTTCCGGTAGCGAAGAAATTTTTGTGTGAACATTGCAGACGTAGCTTATGTGGAAAATAGTACAAGCCATCTTATCAGGCAAATCACGGGAAGAAGTATATAGCATGCTTTCTCCTGAACAGAAGGAAACGCTGAATAGTCTCGCCGCAGCAAACGGCATAAACCGTCAACAACGTAGAAAACTTGAACGTGATGCGAAAAAGGGATTACATAGACGAACTGCTTGAATTGGCGGACAATGTCCTTTACATGGACTATTGCCGCCTTTTCCGGGTTATCCAATGGAACGTTTAGAACGCCTTGAACGATTCATCCATTGGGTAATACCGCTTGCTGTTTTGGCAAGGGTTATATCGTTGTGTCTGTAAGCTTGCTATCTGCATTTCACTTTTGTAAGTCCATACTTAGCCAACCTTAGATATATCGTTCTTACACTTACATTCAGCATTTCTGCCATTCTGCGGGGTGGTATGTTTTCTTCCTTGTACAACTTGGTAATGTTCTCTTCCGAAAGCGGGTCTACAAACGTTTTCTTAGGCTCTGCTATCCCCATCCGTTTACGTGCTTTTGCAGCATATGTTTCGTTTTGCTTGTCTTTTGTGACGTAAATAACGGTGGTCTTGTTAAGGCGTAAAGGAAACAATTGCCTCTCCACTTCCTTGTGTTCTTCGGCAAGGCTTTCCGCATTCCCGTTGACAGTAGTGTCAATCTTCTTGTATTTGTCTGGAATGCGGGTATGTTTGTCTCTGATTATTCTTTCTGTTGTTTTCATTGGTTCAATATTTTAATTGCTCGTTCAACATCATTTTCCGACAAACCTAAACGGGTGTCGGTCTTGACAAAGTGTTCAGCCTGTTCGAGAAGCATATCGCTATCATCGTCAAGTATCACGTAATTAAAATCAACCCCAATCTCTTTATAGTTCCAATTTTTACCGTTCTCAGAGTGGATATGAGTGTCAATCCATTGTTTTATCTCAACTCCACGAGGGATACCAAGATGAACACCTTGCATAACGTAGGCATACGCCCTTATAGTTACTCCTATAATTCTGTTGGCGTATGGAAATGGGAAAGGAACTAAATGCCTCACAGTTGTCAACTCTTCTTTTGTATCTTCTATCGTGTTTCTTCTCCACGATGATGATACTACAATCTTGGCGTCCGTAGCATCTATAATCTTTCCAAGTAAATCACACGCGTCTTTATCAAGTGCATAATGTGACTTTTCCGTGGAAATAACTCCATCTATATCAAGAAATATGATTTTCATGTCAGTATATTATTCCAATTTTGTGATACCATTTGTCTGCATGGGAGAACCAGCCGATTAGGACTGGCTTCCCGAATAGGGTAAGTTTATAAATCTTGCTCATAATTCTATATGCAAATGATAAGTATTAATAATGGCAAACAAATAAATAGCCACAGTGATGATACTATCTATGCACACAGCCCAACTACCAAGACGTTGAAATCTTGATAAAGACAAAGCTATCACCGCCAGGAATAAAACCCACTGGCTTGTCATTAGTCCCGCCATTAATGTTATCCATCCAAAAGTATCCAAAACACTCATTAGAAGAAGCATAGGATGCTCTTTTAAATATGCTTTTATCTTTTCCTTTGGAAGATGTCTATATTCGTATATGCAGGAATATACTCTCTTACAGTTTAAGGCTTTCATCATTTCATAGAAAGCCAAAAGTCCAACTAATAAAAAGAATAAATGCTTCATTGCTTTTCTCCTTTCAACAATTCCGGCGTGTCGTAAATATTACCTATCACCTCACTCCTATAAGCGGACAACGGTTTATACTTGGTATTGTAGAGCCCATTTTTTACACAAGGATTAAGACAGACACCTTTGTTTGCAGTTATCGCAGCAACTCCAACATATTTGCCTTCTTCTTCATAGCAGTCATCATCGGTACAAATTTCAGCAACATAACTCATACGGACAATATCCCCTTCATAAATTTCCGTTCCGTTCTTATCTCGTAATCCCGTGAACTGCCCGATAGTATCTTCGTTTACGCACTCATTAAACAAATCCATGCCAAGTGCGTGCAGTTCGGCATATACCCATTTGCCATTGTTGGTACTTTTCCCTCTGAATTTTATTTCACGTTTCATAATCCATCCTTATTGCTTTTCATGTTCAATGTTCCTTTATGTAATCGACTAATTGGGCTCCTAAGTCATGGAACCGATAAAGCCCGCTAAACATAAGACCGGCACTCATGCCGCTATGTCCTTGTTTGATGAACATTTGCAAGCAGTTCTTAAAACGTTCCTCTTTAGGTTTATCTGTATTGAGTTCGGATATAAGTTCCAACAAACAATCGAGTTCAATCCCTTTATAAAGGTCATTCAATCGTATAGGAACAATCTTATCCCAATATTCAAGATGTTTATCTGGAATAATGCCACGTGCTCTTTGCCGGTATTCTATAATTAATTGTGGGATTTTGACATGGAACTCAGCTTCCTTTCGCAGGTATTCGTTATGTTCATCCTGCAAATCTTTATCGAACTTAGCCTTCGTCTTTCTCGTGACCTTCAAATACATTTCATCAAGTGTTTCACTTGAATACAGCTCTTTATCATTAAATTTACAGTAACAATCTTCTCCTGTTTCTTGCTTATATTTCTTCAACTGTTCGTATGCATAGTCAATGTTTACACCCGGATACATTTCTATTTCTTTCATAATCACAATTCCCTATTTTTTAATTTATTAAACTCATTCTCGATACACTTGTTGATTTTATTAGCTTCCTCGTATCGTTCTTCTTCAATCAGCTTGCTCTTCAACCATTGGAGCTGGTTCATATATACCACATCGTTACGGTCGGAAACCCTACGGGCGTATTCTCTTATTTCATCCAGTTTGTTCTCCATTCGCCTGTGCCATCTGCCAACCATGATTAAGACAATTCCCAATGCAATGGCATTGAATAGGGAGATGGATATTTTAATTATCAGTTCTGCTATTTCCATGATTAATACTTCTTTCCATGTTTGTTTTCTCTCAATTCATTGTATCTCATCTTCTGCTCCACATGCCAAAACAAGTCTATGTTGAGATACTTGGCAAGCCCAATAATGCCTAACAACATACCGTTCACTTGTTCATTAAACAAAAAATCATATTCATATTCACACCGTATTGGAATTGTAGAGATAGCATATATGCTTTCTGTGAAGGTTTCACCATTGTATCTTTTTGCTTCTTCGGATATAATTTCATCTAAAAAATCACCAATGTCTATCTTACGCAATCCACACAAATCAAGCAGGCGTATAGTGGCGTCGGCAAGTTCTTCTGCTACAGTGCCTTTAATGCAATAATCATACACCTGCTTAAAATCGTTCATAGGATATGAAATACCTCTCTCGAATTGCATTATGTTGGGTTGCTTCCCTTTTCTGTCCGCTTCCACCGCTTCCATCAGTTCACTAATGACAAGGCAAAGGCAGTGTTCATTACTCAATTCTTCATCATGGAAACCGTGGTCGCAAGCGGTTTTATAGGCGCGGTCGCGCAGTTCATTTAGATTCATCTGTTCTTTCTTTATCTGTTAATACTCCGTTTCTCTTATCATAATTCCTCATACGGGGACATTTCCCGTCACATTACATGTTCACATGCACATTGTTTGCTATTCCCGATATGAACGACTTCTTATAGCACTGCCCACTGTACGGGCTGTAATGTTTGCAGCGTTCACGGTATTCGTTTCTATTCATGGTTAATCAACTAATTCAAATTCGTAAACAAATACATAGGAGTTGGATTTCCATGTCTCTTTGCCGGATACTTTATCTATGAGGGCGGCAAAGGCTCCACGAGGGGTGCAATAAGGTTGAATGTCTCCTTTATAATAATAAGCATCCATAAAATGTGTATCTGCACTTCCGCATTGTCCTTTGTAAATTCCTTCTTTCAAGCAATCTTCATCGGAAATGTTTTGCAACCGTTCTACCTTGATGTCGGTAATGCGGATATGATGTGGCATAAGGTCAGCGCGAACAAACATCTTGTTTTTCCAACCGGGTGCAAATTTTGTTTTAGTATAAAATCCTATTCCGTCTTTATCATCAAGTGCGATTTCGGGATTCATACCTAAACTTTTGTAACATTGCGCAACGGCAACAGCTTCACCTACTTTGTATTTTGGAATATTCCAACCCGTAAAGTATCCTTTGTCGTTTTTCCAACCAAAAGCATAATTTAATGGAGATACTATATTCCCGTCATTATCGTAATCATTTGGTTCAAAAACGGGGAATACAATATCATAAGTTTCATTTGGTCTGTCATACTTGCAGACCCTTCTCGTCATAGTCTTCCGACCATCCAATACAGCTTGGGTTAAGCCGCATTCATCGTTGAACATTATCTTTTTCATTGTATCTTTCTTGTAATCGTTTCAAAACTATTTCTATGCCTTCATCCAGTCCTTTCTTATAGCCGGATATATTTTCTCCTATATTGTATACCGAACAGCCTACAACAATAAGAACAACTCCGACAGCCCTATGCCAATAAGGGAGTGATATGCTGAACGGTGAAAATGTCAACCGGAAATGTCCGATAAATAATGCTGATATGATGAATATCGCAAGAAAAAAGATTAGGTTTGCTTTCATAATCAATCCTCCACTTTTTCAAAGTGCACACCTTGTTTATCTTGTCTCGTATAAGAAATGCAACGACAATAACTGCATTCCGGCTTGCCATCAAAATAGCACTTATAGCATTCGCACATAATATCGCCATCTTTTTTCACGATAATTTTTTCTCCATTGCATTCAAATACCTCTCCGATTTTTCTTTCTTGTCCCATAACTTCTACATATAAATTGTCTAAAAGGATAAAAACGATAAAATGTGCACCTTACAAATTGGTTGTCAAACGCTTCTTTTGCAAACTTGCATTTGGAGCAGCATTTATTTAGAGTGCCTATATTTAATCCTATTTTATCCATAATTCTATTAATCATTATTCGCAACCCAATACCATATCACGAAATAAAAAGCGTATTTGGCTAATCTTTCGCAAGCTTGTGAAGGCTCTAACCCGGCTATGAAATTCCACGTATTATACTCATATACACAAATTAGATATGATATAATGATAGGAACCAGTATATATATATAAATCTTCTCATAGTCATATAAGTTTTAATACTTCTTGTATTCCGGCTTCCAGTGCTTCCTCATAGCTTTTATAATGCACTAAAGGCCTGTCGGATAATCCCACTAAATCATGGTTCGGTATTGTTAGTATATCGTATATCCAATAATCCCCATACATATAGGATACTTCAACGTGCAGCTTCTTGGTTTCACGTAGCCACTTTCGGGCAAATGACTGCGTAGGACGAGAATAGAATGATTTAGGTAAATCATTGCTGGTTCGGAATACGGTTTCCATCATCAAGCCTTTATCGTTAATGACATCTCTGCAATACTCATTGAAACCTTTTTCTTTCAGCAGCTTAGCTGTTTCTAATGTTACAAGTTCTTCGGTCATGGTTTTATAAATATTACAATTAATAAAACAGCGGCCATGATGGAAGCAATCAAGGCAAACCATTTCCATATTTTTACAGTAGCCTTCAAACCATATTGCTGCTTGTTAAACTCACTCATTGCATAATTCAAAGCCTCGTCTTTCAATCCTTTAAACTTGTTATTCAAGAACTCGGTTATATCGTCTGCAATAGTATATTTCACCCTTTCCGATATGGATATTGGATAGCCCCTCTCGTCATAATTTATTTCGCTCAACAAGTTATAATGAAACATATAAGGCATTCCATTTACTTCATAGGAAAGCTTTATGCCACTTTCCTTGACATATTTCAAAAACCTTTCTTCAGCAATCTCATTTATCTTTTCCTGGTTAAATTCTGACTTCTTCTTTATCTCATTAAAATATTCCTCGTCAACAATCACACAATTGTTTTCAAGTTTCATTACATGTGCTTTCATTCTTTTTCTTTAAAGTGTTCAATAAGTTCGTTTACGGTAGCTACATGACAGTAGCATGAGCATCTACTAAAATGCCCTATCGTAAAATCCCCTTTCTTATAATGGGGTGGAAAATCTTGGTCGAATACCCAATACTGATTTGCGCTCGTATCATCTCTTAATGCGGCAAGGGCAAGGAAAAGCTCCTCATTAGTTCCGCAATCAATGCTATCGGCTTCGTCGGGATGTGTAATATTACTGAAGAACTCGACACTATACAGACCGCATTCAGGTTCGGTGAAGATACATAAGTCCTCGTTGAGTTCACATCCGAACAATCTATACCCCAACCCATTCAACTTATCCATAAGTTTGTATGTGCTCTTTCTTATAAAGCACGGTGTTGTAAATCCCATATTAATCCTCTTCTTATTATTTAACCGAAATATATTACCCTCTTCCCAATATACACCTTAAATCGAGAAAGGTTCTCTGGGTATTGTCTAATATAGCCGTTTGTGAATGCACCTGTACGCCTGTGATACCTTACACAAGCGTTTTCAGGCGATTTAGCCAATACTTCTTTCTCGTCTCTGAAATCAAATAATAAATGGTCTCTGTACGATACCTTGTACCACTTTACTTGGCTTCTTATCTTTCTGAAATATTTTGCTTTCATGGTTACCTCTCCCTTTCTATCTTTACTCCATTACGATAAATACTCCCAGTGTTTTCGGACGTTTCACGAGAAAATCTAACAGTTGCCTTGCCACGATTGACAAACTTGTCACAATTTATTATAGCACATAACGCATCATTACCACGTATTTCGTGGCAAATTGCTATCAATGAGCATCCGTCACAATGGGCATTTCTCATAACTATACCCTCATGTAGCACCCCGTCTATTATTATTCCGTTCTTTATTTCCATAATCAATCTCCTTTCTCTTTAATTCGTTCCAGTACATCCTTATATCATATTTGTAATTTAATTTTTATTCTTTTAATTTGTTTTGTAATTATTGAAGCTACATTTGACCTTGTTGTGTTAAATTCATGTGCTATTTCGGTTGGAGTATATCCTTGTAAATAATATCGTAAATATGTCTTTGCCCTATTCCCCTCAACTAAGGATATTATATCTATTTTTTCTCCGTAGTATTGGTGGCATTCGCATCTCCATTTGCATAAATCTATGGGTTCGATATATCTGACATGTTTATTATGCTCAATAAAATCCAGTGCTCTATGCTTTGCCGTCTTTAACCATTTGTTGTTTGCATGTTTGGCTTGAAGAGAGTTATTGCAGTAAGTCTCTATATAAGCGTTTGCAGCAATATCTTCAGCGTCTTCCCTACTTATTTTATATCCATAAAGGTATAATAATATGTCAGATACTTTTGTAAAGCGTTCTGGAAAGGATTGCAACTCCATATCTTTAATTTCGTGGTTTTCCAACACCCTTTCGTCGATAAGGTTTGAAATAGAACAATTAAAAGGATTTCTATCTATGTGTTTAGGCTCTACCTCGCTCCATTCCTTTCTAACAAATGCGTTGTACATCACAAGGGAAAGCTTACGAGATATTTCCTTTTTATGCCCAATAGACAGTCTTACAATTGGATATTTTCCGTTTTTTGATTGTTCTATTTTTTTTCATTTATAGAAAAACGTTTTGAAACATGACGTGTAAAAAACAATCGGCAAGAAGAAGTAATAAAATATCTGTTATACTCATTAACCATCGCAATAGGTACTTCTGCAATGGTTGATTTTGTAAAATCTTTAATATACTCTTTTGCAGAATCAAGTGTTGGAACAAACACACATGATTTGTTGTTTATTTTTCCCAAAAAAATCATATATCAATCTCTTTCTTTTTATTTAGCGTTGTCAATGATAGATGCCATGCTCTTCCCACCCTTCTTGTTTGCAGTTTATAGGTAAATGAAGCCCCGTATAAACGAGATAACGGTATAATGTAGTTTTTGATACTTTCAATCTTTTAGATATAACTGTTTTTTCTGTTC